TTATCGTGAGCAATTTCACCACTTATCAATTTGTCTGGTGTTACTGTATCTTCTGTCAAATCAAGTAATACCTTACCGGCATATTCCACTTTATTTACAGTCATACTCAATCACCCCTAACCAATCGTTACTGTAGTTCCACCGGCAGAGTTTTCTGACTCCACGTAAGGAATCTTTTCGACTGTAACCTGCGACAGATGCGTATATCCAGCATCCGGCATAATGGTCTGCGGTGCACTTGACGGAGTGACCGTCTTAGCCTGTGCCTTTACTCCCTCACTACCGCTCATTGTACCTTTTACTCCGAGGACGGTCACACCCTCTCGGATATTATTAGCGGTCAGTTTCTTCTTTTCTGTGGCATCAATTCCAACCTTTCCAGAGCCATCATGGTAGCCCTGTGCAATCACATAGCTGTCTGTCAGAGTCTTGATAGAGCCTGTCACAGCTCCATTATTCGGCATCGTGCCGACAAGCTTTGTACCTCTTGCGTAGGCGGTTTTGCCTTTTAAAATCTCCGCAACTGCGACAGTGGCATCATTAGAATCTACGTCAAACGTGCACGTTCCTGTGACCAATTCTCCGTCTTTTCCATGTGCCGTGATACCGCTCAACAGCTTATCCGCAGTCACAGTATCGCCTGTTAAGTCAATCAATGTCTTTCCACCATATACTACTTTGTTAATACTCATATTTTACAATTCCTTTCCAATAAATACCGTTTGTCCACCTTCAAGATTTGACACCTCGAAGAATGGAATTTCTTTGATTTTTACATTTTCTGTCAGAAACTTTTGACGTGTCGCAAGCTCTTGTTTTTCTACTTGTGGCGTGACCGTGTAATCGCCTTTGTAGTACTCCACTCCGGTGTGGTCGGATACAATCTGGAAGTGCTCAAAGTCAACCTTAATCTGCTCATTTCTAGGGCAAAAATCCACGTCCAGTTTTTTGTCAAGCTCGCGAAACGTTACATCAAATCGCATTAAATCACTCCCTCTTTCAGGATTCTACCAACGTATACGCTCATGATGTCGGATGCAAGAGCCTCTCCGGATGTAGTCCGCACTCTTATCTGTATCTCAGCCTGCAATCGTGGCTGTCGTTGTAATTTAAGCGTGTCCTCCTGTGTCAGAGTCAGTGATACGGACGTACCGGAGCAATTGCAATCCGACAAGGTTTTTTCCAACACCGTTTTTTCGCCTTGTGCTATCGTGACATACATCTCTGCAATCAGTGATGTGTCAAACGGCAGTGTAAACTCTAACGTAGGTGTGGTACCTCTTATCATGCTATCCCCCTCCTAGTATCTAAATCTCACAATATTAGTATCATCTGACCAACAACCAAATGTATCGCTATCACCGTAAGCTTTGACGCTTACTGTAGCTCCGTCCATACCATCTGCGATGAAATCATCCGTGTAATTGGTATAGTAAAATATTGTATAAGTCGTATCATATTCTTTCCACGTTCCGTCAGCTTTTGTGATACGCACTCTGTAGGACGTTGCATTTTCAACTTCTGACCACTTGACTGCTACGTAACTGTAGTTAAAATACCTCGATGTGCTCTTGTAATACGAGGCATAATCCACCACCGGAGTAGCGAGGATGCATTTCTCAAGCCAGTTTTTCACAGCGTTGTCGATTGCATCTTCTAAAGCACCATCAGGCCGAAAGTTGATATCTGGAATCTTCACGGATGGTGGTTTAAGTGGTGGCGTACATGCCGACACCGGTACGGCACTGGAAAGAGCCAATGTGAATGCACAGATGATAGCTGCTAATTTTCTTCTTTTTCTTTTCATATGTTAATACCTCGCTCATTATTTGTAATATTTAAGACTGCATCTACAGCCTGCGATTTCTTTTACTTGTGCCCCTAAAGAATGGTCTTTTGGAAACATCATCAGTGAATTCCCAACCTCAAACGGCTCAAAAATATCAATTCTCTTTCTGTCAACTTCTGCATGTGTAGGTCTGACATGTGAATCTTCTTTTGAGCGCCACTCTTTTGTTTTGTAGCCCTGTTTCACCATTTCAGTTTGCAATCTGTAATTGCCGACTGCATTAGCTTCATTCGCAGCTACATTTTTTGCTCGCTTCTGTGAAGTAAAATACTCTACTTCGGTATTTTGTGTGGTAGCCTCAACTACCTCATTCACAATGTACCGAGCATAGTCTGTAATATATGAGGGTGTTTTCTTTGCCTTACAATACTGCGTGGCAACGCTCTCATATCTGATGATAAATTCTTTGGTGATAGTTGTTATCTCTGTTTCTTCCTTGCCGGATAACAAGGCAAATAGCATAACAAAGATTTTTTCAAACTTTTCAGCAAGTTTTTTTCTATCTTCCTTTTCCTCGTCAGATAAATCCATCTCACCAAAATATGTGTCATAATCTATGTCTTGTATTTCGTTTTTGTTAAGTGCGTGGATTTCATCTGCCATATCAAGCTCCAAAATAAATTGACAGCCAATTATTCATCGGCTGTCTTTCCATTGTTCTTATCATTGTTAGGTGTAGCTGTTGTCGGCTGTTCTTCAGGAAATAACATTTCCATGCGCTTAGCGCTTTCAAGAGTGACTTGTTCAGGGTCGCTAAACATGTCAATCGTCTTGACAGCTCTTTTGTAGTTGATACCGCACCTAAGTAATATTTCAAGCACTTCTGCTTTAACAAGCATGTTGTCTAGCTTATTATGATTAATGTGTATCTCAACATCACTAGGCATAAGCGTAAAGTTCTTATTAATTCTCAGCCTGTTAAGAATAAGCCTAAGTGCCATTCTCTCTGACTTTTTGAGGATAGGCTCATTAATAGCTGTCCTAAGTCCGGCATCATAATGTCCGTTTCGCAGTTCTACAGCCGAGCCGGTGTCACCGCCTGTGTTGCCCTGACGATTTGCAAGCCCTTGAATGCTTAAAAATCTTTCAAAAAGGTCAGTAAAAACTACTTGTCCCTCTGTCTGATTAAGTTCGCTCGTCATTACATCAACATCAGCCTTGTTGTCTGAACCATTGTTAGATTTAACTACCAATGCTCCCTCTTGTCGCATTTTTCTGAATGTGTCTATATCAATCTCGCAATTAACGAATTTCACCCATGCAGACACAAACTGCTCGACACCATTAATTCTATCTGATGTAAGCACGTTGATAGCGTCTGTAATTGCAATAGTCATTTCAATGTCAGATAATCGCCTTGCATTGTTTGGGTATTCAATCACCGGGATTGCTCTGTTGCCGTTTGTTCCGCTTGCATAAATCTTGTCGTTGCGAATATCAAACCACTCATTGTCAGTGAACACATAATAAATATTTGCTCCGTTCTCGTCCTCTCCGATTTGGCAGGAGAATGCCGGACGTCCGTTTGAGTAGTATGCTACAAACGTATACATTGGATTTTCAGACGATAGGTAAAAATCGCTCTCATCAAGCAACTGCCCTTGTCCATCATCATTACCGATGAATCTGTAGCCGGTACCGCATATGCTTCTCCAACGATGTATGTCTATATCGCACTCTTGTTTACTTTCAGAGTCCATCGTAATGTTAAGCTGTGTGATTTCTTCCGACTTATGGTTATCGGTGCCACGCAACACATATTGGATTGGCTCGGCGCACATCTCTGCGGTTTTGCGCTCGACAAGCTCATACGCAAGATTTACAGCAATCTTGTTATTGATTTCCGGGCGGTTCACTTTCTGCCGATACAAAATCGGTTGGTCACCACGATAGTATCTGTCAAGATACTCAATCTCAATAGCGTTTTGTTCGTGAATCACAAGCGCTTTATTCAGTTCTTCGATTATGTTGTTTTTTGTGATTTGCCTTTTACGTGTGAAAATAACTTGTCTGCCGTAATTATTCTGACAGACAGCCGAAAAAGGTCTTACGTTTTTATGCGCATATCTATACATCAATAAAACCTCATGCCACTTGCAGAAGTTCTCTGTGGAACCTCTTTAATCTGAAACTCTTGTGTGCCAGCCCAAAACCATATCCATTTACGGCAGTGTGGACACATTACCTTGTGGTGCTTCTTATCGTTTTTATTCACCCGCGTTAATAACTTTCCGCAACGAGGGCACATTACACTTCGTTTTCCTGTTGGAACAATATTAATATTCTGATTATTCATGTCACCCTCGCTTCACAAAAATAGCACCCACAATCTGTGAGTGCTATTTCTAAAAGAGATTTTTCGCAATGAACGAATTACATTTTTTTCATCTTACACATTATCACATTCTAAGCGAACCGAACGAACAAACTTACATTTTCTTAAAAAATCTTTCAAACTCCATTCTTACGCTATCTGCTGTGGCTTTACCGCCAAGCGCATATGCCGTCTGTAGCCATGATTTATTTTCCAAAAATCTAAAATTAATTATTCTTCTCATTCTACTATCATCAAGGCTTGCTATAAATTCCTCTACATCGTTTGTTTTTTCAAGCAAATCATCTTGTAAAAGCTGTAGCGTAGTCATTCTTGAGTACAATAATGTGCGCTTGCGTCCGTATTCAGGGTATGGTACACCCTCGATTTTGAAGTGCTGTGTACCGCCCATACCGCCCGATACAGTGTCAATCACGCTTTCTCCGCTTTCTATCTTTTTAAGGTCATCTTGCAATTTAGCAATTTTCTTTCTAACCTCTTTGATTTCCTCTTGCAAATCTGAATACTGTGATAAAACTTCCTTTGTCATTAATAAAGCCCTCCTCTGAACGGATTGTGTACTGCTTCAACCTTTGCTATTCTACTGCCTTGCGTCATTCTTAAGGCAAAGTTTGAAAAAACATCAGGAACATCATCAAGCTGTTTTTTGCCTGTTACCGAATATCGTTTCAGCAGTGATACCATTACTCCATAAGGCTCATTAGGCTTATAAAGTGATTGGTCTTTGAAAATAATATGTTGTAAAATCCAGTTAGAACACTGAAAAATACGTGCTTCCTTATTTGTTTCTGTCGGTACATCAGTGATGTTGCATATCCACCCTTTATTTTCAACTCGCTTATTAACTTCCATAGCCACTCTGTCACCGCCGGCATTACGCTCAAACTCGCACTCCTGTACTTGATTATTGACTAATGTGTTTGACGCATTTTCATACTGCATTTCATAGTCTGCCGTATTGTCGCACACGCAATCAACACAGTAATAGTCCTCGCCATATTTTTGCAGTATTGGCATAACAAAATAGTCTGTACCTTTTCCTTTTGTATCGCATTGAGCTGTGATAATTTCCGGTTTGCCATGTGGCAAATTGAAATATCTGCGGATTTTATCGTCAGGAAACAATAGCCCCTCACGCTCGATAGGCTCCTGTTTATACAAGCATCGGTAAGAGATTTCGTCCATGAGCAATTGTTGGTCGGCAAAAAATTCTTTCGTAAAACCACCATACTCATAATCAAAATTACTTTCTCCTGTCACCGGGTCTACATCGGGTACTGATATTGTTTTGACTCTTGGATTTCCGACATACATATTTTGAATGCGTCCGATAACATCATGTACGCTCCAACGAGTGGCAATATGTATCTCTTTACATGGTTTTCCGTCCGTATCTTGTGTCTTACGTTGTCTTGCGTCTACTGCGTATTTATCCCATAATTTATCAAGTATTGTAGGATTTAAGGCCTCCTCAATTCCACCTATCATATCATCAACTAGCAAAAATTTACTTGCACGTACTTTTCCGGCATTCTTGCTTCCAACAGAAGTACATTGCACTGACGGAAAAGGCTTGTATTTGCCAATATTGAATTGCTCCATTTTGGCATTCGTGCTTGTAACTGATAGTTTAGGGAAAATGTCATGCCATGCATAATCATCATCATTGGTAACAATGTCGTATACTCCATCGTAGTACATTCGTGTAATGTCACCACTGTGTGAATAAAATAAGCTGTAGTCTTTTGGAAACCAACCGGCAACTGCCGAATGAAAAAATTTCTCAATTGTACTCTTTCCAGCTCCAGGCACTAGGCTCACACATAATATGTCGTATTTATCATCAATCATGCCTTGCAGTGCGTCCACAAGTCCGATTTTGATTAATTGTTTTCTACGTGGCATGTAAAATCGGTCTTTAGGCTCACGCTTTTTCTCTATGTACTGAAAATAGCTGTCGACTATTTTGTTTTGAGCTTCAAGCAACAAAACCTCATATTTTTTGTTTATCAGCTCATATGTGGTTTTGTGGTCAAATGCGTATTTTTCCAAATCCCAAATCGTACCACCTGTTTTAGCCGTGCAGAAGTCCTCTATAAGCTCTTTTGCCCTCTTAGTAAGCTGTAGTCCATACTCAATATCTTTCTCGCCGTTTATGGCTACACTGCAAGCGTCTACATAGGCATTAATTACTTGCTCGCCTATTCCGTTTCTCTCTATGTAATTTTCGTAACTATCAACTGTGGAAATAAGGCTTTGACTAGCCATAAGAAAAGCACCTCCACTTTTAAAAAGCAAAGGTGCTTATAGACCTCTGCCTATAACTGTTTTAGGGTAGCGTTGCAAACTTATATGCAACGGTTCTGATATTTTATGATTGTTCTCCGTAATAGAATCCAGTCACTTCATAAAATTTTTTAGAATAAATTATGTAACTGTATTGGTTGCTTCCCGGTCTTTTATAAGCTATTCCCCAATCAACAAGCTCATTCTGCAATAGCAAACGTACTGTCTGAGCATCAACGTTCAGAGCTTTCGCGGCAACCGCCACCGGAATATTAGCTTTCTTAAATACAAGATTGTCCATCGTCATTTTTCCTTTCTAAAGAAATCTTCTTGAAAGAGTCTTCGTCTGTCTCTTGCTCAGATTTTAAAAAATCACATATGTATGCAAAATCACGCCAAAGTCTTCCATTGTCTCTATATGATACCCATGATTTATCTGTTGTCAAATCAAAAATTTTCGCTTCTAATAAACCTGTGATTTTGCTATATAGATGGCAATATTGTTCTTCTGAAAGATTTGGGAAATATTCCCTTAATATTTTAAATGCGCATTCGCTGAATCTGTCAAGTTCAGCTTTTTTATGTTCGTCAAGGTTTTTATATTCTCTTCTTAAGCGACGTTTAATAATAAATATCTTAATTTTTTCTTTAAGCATATCAAATTCTTACCTTTCAAATTGTGTAAGTCTTGTCTTTTGGTTTGACTTTTCCTTTTTCTTTCCCTTTTTCGTAATTTTTTATAAATACTACTTTACCGCTTTTATAATGTCTGTAATGTCCTCTTACATCCCAACAAGGACAAGTTATAGTACGATTTCCACTTTTAGCAATCGTTAATCCGTTTTCGTTGACATAATCAACAATTTCATCAAGTAAATAAATCTTATCTGTGTTACTGTTAGTAATTCTTGTCGTTTTCCCTATTTCCTCTTTTTTCTCTTTTGAGGTTTTGGGCTTTATGATTTTATCCCTTGGGGTATTCATTATGTATATCATCGTTCTGAGAACTAATTGTGCTATGTCATGTCCTATCTCCGTATATTTCTTTTCTTCGCTACTGCAATAAACAGTCATACCATCATACGGACTTCCGTCTACTTCGATTTGGTATGCTATGCCTTTTATCCATTCATTTCCTCGTCTAACAAGTTGTATCTCCGTTCCGCTTATATCTCCTATGTCATTAGAATGAAAAAACACAGCAAAGCCCAAAGTCATTTCGGCATTCAAGGTATATACCAATGCAAATTCATCATAAATAAAATTTTCTAACGAACCGCTAAATTCTTCATTAAACATTTTATGTTCAAATGGTATCTGAATTATATTCATAATATCGCCCCTAAACCGATAATCTTTTGCATTTAACTTTCTATGGTAGCGACTACAATCAATCTGTAGCCGGTAAAATTTTGCTATAATGTTGGCATTGCATCACAGCAAGCCAGATGCAATCTATTCAAAAGTGCATTATAATCATCAATTACATATCTTGCTGGAATCATATATACTTTAATTCCATATTTTTCTGCTGTTTCCATTTCAATGCAGCAGCCGTTCCAATCGTAGCTCTCGCATATTCCAATGAATACACCAGCCTGCGCCAGCTTCTTAAGACTTTCACCTAAATACCATACAGCTTCTTTGCTGTCTTTAGGTGGATTCTCCTCAATGTAGCTGTCGATAAGCTCTAATTCCTCGCCCTCGTATATCTCAGCAATCTTTTTCATTTTCTGAATACTAGCTTTGATTTCTTTCTCTGTTCTGCCTTTCATCGGCACACTTACAAATAATTTTTTCATGTTCTATGTCTCCTTTTCTATGTTTTATCAACCTTTATCTTTCTAAGGTCAGCAACTACAATTAGTCCGTAGCCGGTAATTGTATTTACATTCTAGGGAAATAATAAAATTTCCATCCGTTTTTCATCTTTTGTTCTGCACACCAAGGTAAATACGCATCAAGCTTTCTATCAAAATCCATATTTGTGCTGTATTCATCCCAAGCCTTTTGATTTATTTTGAGCCTTTTTCCTGTTATGATATGGTCAATTAGAAAATATACACCCAAGAATAAAAATACGGCTCCTGCTATCGCAAACATTGCTATTATTTGCATTTTCATTTCTATTTACTCTTTAAAACAATTTCTCAACGCTTGCCTGTCTGCCTCGTCATCTGCCTTAATAACAGGTTCATCCTCTAAAGTGGAACAATCTATAGGCTCGCCATTTCTACCGCCTATTTCGTGTGATTGTGCTTCTCTAAGTGCCTCACGCTCTATTGATTTAATTACTTCTGCCATGCTCATTTCTCAAATGCTCCCTCAAATCCTTGCAACTATATGTTCTTTTGCAAAATCTTTTTTAGCTTCATCGTAGATAACCGAACTATTTTTATCAGTTTTCAATCTATCAAATTCGCAAGTAACATTTATACCATCTTTGTTACTGCATTCTGCATGATAATCAATGACACATACTTTCTTCTGCCATTTTCCATTGGCATAAATCTTTGTGTAACCGCCAGCTCTTGTTTTAATGATTATTTTACTTCTTGATTTCTTCATTGCTCATAAACCTCTCAAAATCTTCCATGCATTTATAGCACAAGTCGTATGTGGTATTAAAAATGCCGTTCTTTGTAACCGAATTTTCACACAGTATTCCTTTTTTAATTTCTGCACCGCACCTATCACAAGTGCACCATTTTCTTTCATGCTCCATTTTTCATAAACCTCTCAAAATCTCTCCTGCACTTAGGGCATAATTCAAAACTATTGCTTTCTCTTTGCGTTTTTCTCTTATAAATAACTCCACAGATACCAAGGCTGTATGATTGCTTTTCTACCTCAATATTTGCAACAGCACTATAGTTGTACTCTATTTCCACACCGCACCTGTCGCAAGTGTGCCATTCTTTTTGATGTTTCATTCTTCCACCAACTTTCTACCGCAGATAGGGCAATAATTAATTGTCATAGTTTCCCAATAATCAGAGTAACTATCAAATGTGCCAATCTGATACGTGTTATCTTCTGCTTGCATAATCCCATCTGATAAGTTTCTGTTTGGAACTAAGCTATAATCATCGGTATTCCATTTTGTAGGATTTTCGCAAAATTCACACATATTACACCTCAATGCCTAGTTCTTTTGCCTTTTAATGCATTTGTCTTGTGGATAAATAATATGTGTTTTTATATCCATGTTGGTTGTACAGTCTATCCCGGAACTATATTTTGCACATTTTTCTCTGTATTCGCATATATCGCATTCGGTATTTTTCTCTTTATATTTTCGGGGCTTGTATTTCTTAAAATCCTTGCACTCACAGTCAAGTGATGTATCATTCCCTTTTTGGCAATCATAAACCGGATATTCTTCTCCTATTTCCGCATCAAAAGCAAAATCTTCATCACAATATTTGCAAATTGAGCAATCTTTCATATTACACCTCAATCAAAGTAAATTTTCGTTTGCTAACAATTTTGCCTCCGTGAAGCTTTCCATCTACGCCTCTGCCACACCCCATATTAATTGTGTTTACCTCGCATTCGCATAAATACACTTGATATTCTTCCCCGGCAATAGAGATAGTTCCAAGCGCATTTTCAAAGCTTGCATTAAAGCCACTGTAGTCATAAGGTGTACCACAATAAGGGCATTTTTTAAGTTTTCTGTTAATTGGTGCGCCACAGTTTACACAGTTTGTGTTCATTGCTTATTCTTCCTTTGCCTTAAACAGTGTGTCAGGAAATGGAATACCTAAAAAGTGCATATTTGCATACTTCCTAAATGTCGGCACGCTCATGCCGGCAATCTTTGCTGCTTGTGCCTGTGAACATCTGCCATATGTATATTCCATTAATCCCTCTCGGAATGAATCAATATTTCGTGTCTTAACTCCCTTTGCCATATCTATACCTCCGTTTAGTACTCTATAATGCCTTGCGCCAACTGTAGCAGATAGTCGCTTTTAGCAAAATGCGTTATCGAGTAGTTAGTCTCTCTTCTATGTGTTCGTCTGAAATGTTCATTAACCATTCTATCAAGCCCAGTAAGTCCTGTTTTGTCTGTTAGGTAAACATCTGTCCACTCAAAGTGATTATGCTCCGTATCGGTCACATTAGAAAGTGACAGGCATACATTAGTCAGAGTCTTATCGGTCAAGATTGGGTGAACCTTGCAAAAATATGTTTCGTACAGGTTCATGTATCTGCAAAATGCGTTTTTGACTACTTCTCCGACCGTCTTGTTTTCAACGCTGTTGTCGCAGATTTCAGAAAACCTATAGAGCATATCATCTTTCTTTGCTTGCATATCCTGTCGGGTGACTCTTGCCGTCTGTTTCTCGGAAACAGATGTATGTACCTCTCCATCAATGTTAGTTGATGTATGTACCCTATCAGTATTTAATCTTTCAGTACTTTGTTCATTAGTATTTAATTCATCAGTGCTTAATCTATCAGTACTTAATTGTCCGTGGTTTTCTACCTGTTGATATTCAACCCCTAGATTTTCTATGTCTTGTTTTTCTATATTCTGTTTATATGGTTCTTCGTAAACCTCATAGGTGTACTTTATTCTTCCACCATTGCTTTTTGTTGGATTTTCTTTGGTAACCACAACATAATTATTATCTTTTAATTCGTTTAAAGCCGATTTAACGGCTGTTTCATTCTCTTTGCATATTGCAACTAACCCAGCTATTGAATAATCCCAATTATCGGGTAATGAAAGCATTACGGACAATAATCCCTTCGCTTTCAGACTTAAGTTCTTATCCCTTAAATGAGTATTACTCATAACTGTGTAATTTTTTGTTTTATGCACTCTAATTGTTGCCATAATCGAATACCTCCGCTTGATATTATTTATGTATGCCTGTGATACATACTCCGCTTGATTGATAAAACAACAAACAGGCACAGCGGAAGTGCTTTTCGGTAGCTAACCTAGTTTGTTGTAATCGGATAGACAGGACTCGAACCTGTGACTCCCTCAATTACTGCTATTGCAGTAGTTGTTCTTCCAACTGAACTACTATCCGAAAAGGCAAGATACACTCCATCAAAAGGCTTATCAAAACACATTACAGAATTTTGAAGTGTCTCACCCCATTGCTTTCAGTCGCGCGTACCTACTAGCAACTTGTTTTTGTGTGTTTTATTTTTACTTCGTCTTACTGTACCGTGCTAACACGTACAGGCCCGTCTTACTCCACTACTTTAATTTAAAAACATGTCAGCGTTACGCAACCGCTATTCAAGATATAACAGCTCGCACTAAACCGACATATGATTGATGTGGTGTGGATTTGAACCACACATGATTGTCGCGACTCTCGTCATCTAAGTTGCCGGTTTCAACGAATTATCTTACGGCAATAGCGTTTACCCATTTCGCCACACATCAACAATCGGCAAGGTTGGGAATCGAACCCACGACAAATCAGCTAATAGCCGACTGCTCTACCACTGAGCTACATGCCGATAATGAGGGTGAAGTCTAAGGAGTGGCTACACCCTCCGGAGATATAAATTTGTATGTGCTGTAGGAAAAGAACTAACGAAACCTACAGCAAAGGACATGTGAGGAATTGCACCTCACCTAAGACTCATATGATTTGAGTTGCCCTAGTTTAACAATTAAAGGGGGTATATATGTCTACTCTGCCTATTACAGATGTCTTTATGACAGGTTGGTTTTCACGCTCATGTATTGTGGGATTATACACGATTAACCCTCACGAGCCTTGTGACGGCTCTTAACAGCTTTCCACTATGAGGGTGAAAGGAACTACTAAGTCCAATGTCGGGGAACCAAGTAAACCCCAAACAGGGCATGTTGGATTTGAACCAACGAATACAGGAATCAAAATCCTGTGCCTTACCGCTTGGCGAATGCCCTATATCTATTGCCACATGAAAGCTATGGCAAGTATCTGACCGAACATTACCGCAATGCCAAGAAGCCTTGTACTAACTGCCACTTTTTCGTTTAATGTGGCAGTTACCATTCCAAACGCGATTAATGCCAGCCATACTGTTGTTGCAATTTTTAATACAAACATGATTTACACCTCAAAATCTAATTATCCTTAAAGCCCTCTATCAACGACTCGGTTATGGTAGCCAAAATCAGAAATACTACTGAGATAAACAATCCGTGCTCGTCAGATAAGAGTACTGCACGAATTGTGCAAAGCATCATCAGCCACAGGAAAACATTTTTAATCAGCACTGGAAGTTCCTTGTCCACGAATTTTCCAAATACTTTCCATCTGCGCCTAGATTTAAGCTCGTGAGCCTTAATTGTGTACCATATAGCTTTTTGTACATCTTGTGTGAGGCTATCTTTATGTCCGGCACGATATTTATACTTGTATGCAGTAATCTCACACCATTTAGCCACGTCCTTAAGTCCGTAAATGTCAATCATTTCATCAATGCACTCTTTACGATTAGGCAAATTGTAGTGGCTAGGGTGATTTACCATTTCGGAATTAATTTTGTTAGACTCAAATCCTGTTAATTTCATCTCTGTTAGCTCCTTTACTGTTATATATTATATAACTAATATTTTATCGTAGTTGTATGTATATATATTATTATTGTGTATGTTGTTTAATTAATATATAACTTATGTTATAATAATAAATACTGCTTGGTGCGGTTAAGGTATGGGTAAAGGTCTTTTTGTTTTGGCGGATATTTTGGGGACTAAGTGGGGCGGTTTGTCGCTTTTCGCATAGACCCCCAGGGCACCCAATACGTGCACTGCTCAGCTCTCAACCATCAAGCATTTTAAATTGTATCTATTGCATATACAATTTACTTCTATGCTTTCAACTATTCGCTAAACAACTGTTTTGTGCATAGTTGTAATAACTCAATAGCTCTCAAAGCCTTGTAAATAAAGGTTTTATAATTGTGTGTATTGTATATACAATTACTTGGCATTATCAACCATGTTATTATCCGATAATGCTTTAATATTCTGACTATTTGAAGCGCCCAACTGTGGTAATTCATTGGCAGTTAGCGCTCGTGCTTGCGTAGCCTCGTAGCCAATACCCGGCTGATTCATGCCAAATTCATTATTTCCCACGAACATAGCACCGACAGGGGATTTATTATCATATGCCCTATCTTTGATACAATCTTTACGGATTCCTTGCAATTTTTGCCAAATCTCATAACTTTTAGGACTTGACTCTTTATTCAATCTCCAATTATCTATTACGCCACAATCAATATTGCACCAATTACTAAATGCAACAGTACTACACAGCTTATTATATTTATCGCTAATATATATATATTCATCACATATATTATTTAATATATTATAATTATATCTATTGTAATTGGTTAACATACATGTATTATCATATAACTGTTTGTCTTTTAATATACTGTTATCATTGAATATAATCTCTCCGACTCTTTTACAAACAGCCTTCCACGGCCTTTGACCCTCGCTTTTTAAATCCTCAATTTGTAGTTCTTGGCAAGCCTGTTTTATAGCCCTCTCGAAGTCCTCCCGATAAAGCTGGAAAGTGCCAAAATCGGCGATTAAATGTTTAGTTATATTTCCTTTAATTTTTTCCATTTTAGCACCTCAAAATCATAAAATAAAAAGCCCGCACCACCTGGAGTAATTCCAAGTGGCACAGGCTAACCGGCATCTGCTTGTTAATTAAATTTAAGATAATAATATATAATTCTACTTATTTTGTCAATATACGGATTATTGGATATATAACAATAACTGTATTGATAAATATATACCACATCAAACACATATATATTTATATTATATTATATAAAAAATAAAAAGCCGGTCACAAAAACCGACTTTAAATCCTAAAACGGGCACTCATTGCTATTGTTATTCTTTTCCAGCTCGTCCAATTTCTCCAATACTAATTGGTTTACAAAGCCATTAATTGTAAGCCCTTGCGCCTGTATTCGGTCTTTTGTGCCCTTTGGCAAGGTAACGCTTATTCTGTCGTAGCTCTCTCTTATTCTGTCGTTCTGCTTTTGTATACGCTTCTTGTAGTTTTCAATTATTTTCTTTTCATCCATTTTTTTACACCTCATTATATAAATTAATAATATCAATAATCACTGGCAATAATACTATAAATAATATTGCTATACATAAATATATAATAATTAAATTATTATGTCAATAATAATTCATTACATAATATAAATAATAATAGTTATTTCTTATTATATGCATTAATTCATTTATTATTGATTTTATTATTACATTAATGTAATTAAATTTTATTGCAATATTTTTTAATTTATGTATTGACATTACATAAATGCAGTGATATTATAATGTCAAGTCGAAAGACAAGGAACAAAATAAAAAAGCTCATCGCGCAGCCGGCCAAAGTTACACGATGAGCACCAAACAAAATAATATGAAAGGCGCGTATATTATAACATACGTGGGAAAAGGTGTAAACCATGAGAAAATTGACAATCGCAGAACTGAGAAAAAGAGAACTTGATTTTGCTATAAATGAATATAGCATAGACCCGGAAACCGCAAGACATCTTATGAACCGCTTCTATAGACTCAATGCAGACTTAGATAGATTAAGCTATTTAGAAAATGACAGTACCACTTACAACAAAAGAAGCACAAAAAATTTATCCTTGAGCTGCAGCAAGCGAATTGAGAAACTTAATCGCGATTTTAATAATTACGGACTTGCATTAGATAGTTTTTCGCACCTGATAACCATAGTTATTAAGGGCACAACAAAGCAAGCTATTTCGGATTTTTATTATTAATTTAGGGGGGTGCGAATTATGAGTTCATATATATTATCAATCGAATCAATAACAGATATAGCGGAGTCAATCCGCTATATACTGGACAACTCAAGCAATAGCAACTGTATAAGTTTAAATACTAAAGAACTTAAAAACCAATTTAGAAATTGTGACGGTAAAAGCGGATTTTATCAAACTAGGAAAATAGCACGCGTTTTATACCGCTTTAACGATTTGGCTGTATCGTCAAGGTATGGCGAAAGTGCAACGGAAATACCGGACTTTCCCAACGATGGCAAAAATTTGTATATGCTCGATAGATATAGATTCATCAAAAAGCTAGAATGCTATCTATATCAGTGTGGCGAGCAAGCAACCTGTACAACGGCGCTTTATAAGGCACTAAATGATTTATTATACAGCATTTACCGCGCAGAAATTCATAAATCAGATAACTATAAAAACGTTGAAGAGTGGGGATAAAACATGCAAGTAATAAAATTGAATGATGATATATATAGCGACTTTATTATATATACCGCAAGCGAATGGAAAAAAGAAGCTCTTTACAATGCAAATTGTGAAAAGCTGTACAATTTAACGGATACTATTAACATAGTTTTTATTTAGCTAATAGCGATACAAATTAACAAGGGTATTCTAGCCGGTTCGATTCCGGCTATTAGCTTTATATATAAGGCTTTTCGGGCTTTATATTATCAATTTAATTATTTTTATTTATAGGTGCTTTATACGGCTTTACGGCTGTATATATTGCGCTCCGTCCGCGTGTCCGGTAAATAATCGCGCCAAGAGGTTTTGCAAATGCCTTTATATTTGCATCAGGCTCAAGAGGTGCAACGCCTGAACAAATAATTGTGCGCCCTTTATAGGTGATTTGCGTTATTGCACCTATAAAAACAGATTAACGCACGACAGACCGCGAAAGAGTCAAAAAACAGCTTATAAACCATGTACTAAAACAGAAAAGAGGGTTAATGAATGGACAACGAACTAACTACGCTTGACGCTGTAGAACGTGAAATAAGAGCACGCTACAACGGCAAATATCAAAGCGCACCGGAATATCAGGCAAGCGAGCGCGCCACACGCAAAGCGATAACAGATATTTTTAGAGCTGTCGCAGAGTCCGGCGCGTGTGACGATGTTACCGCGCTTATTAGTGGCAAGGAATACCGCCGGACGGCTTTTACTAACTATCTGAATCACAAAAACTATATAAGCCCAATAATTAAGGCTTGTTATAGATAGGGGGCGTATTATGTCAAGATATGAATACCTGGGGAAAAAGGAAATATATAAGCGTGTTAAGGCGCTAGGTTATGAAATGTCAAAAATAAGTGATTTTAATTATATCAAGTATGACTGCATAGAATGGATGGAGTCACACGAACTAAAAATCACAGTTCAAAGGGGCGGTGAATGGTTGCAAGTTGTAGAGAAACATGCACACGTTCACCCGGTCACACTGTTTTGTGACTACGTGGCTGGAAAATATATCACGCGTTATCATTAGGGATATTTTATATCTCTTTTTGTCGTGCTTAAAATCAAGCGTGCAGCCGTTGAAACTGTCGCAAGTTATCCGGCTATAGTTCCGGGGCATATGTACATTGACAAATTAATAAAAATATTCTATGATTTTATGATATATACATTTAAGCCGTGTATTTGACTCTCTAAGGGCTTTTAAACGTGTTAGCGTGGATTTTATCGAGTATGCTATAACAAGCCACAAAACAAGCCGTTTACAACGCCTAAAAATATAATTATAGCATTGCAAGCCGTCAAGCCGTGGCAAGTTGTGCCGGGTGCGAGTTGTTACAAGTCAGGCACACCAACTCGTGGGAAATGTTTGAATTTTCAGAAAACTTTACTCAATTAAAGTGTGGTGCAAGTTCTTTGCAAGTTCTTGACAAGTTTTTGTAAAATTTTGCGAACGGATTTTTGAAATTGAAAAAGTCAAAAGGTACGGGGGCACTTTTCAAATCCTAAATTTTTTTAGCTTTCATTTTTTATGTTGTTAATTGCTTCTTGCACGTCCATACCCTTTTCAAGTCTCAATCGAAGCATGCCATATGGAACTTTATTTTCTCTTGCGACTACCGAAAGAGGTACCATTTCCCCATGATATAAGCATTTAATTGTGTTCCTGCGATTAATGCTTTGCTCGGCTCTTGTAGCCCATCTGCAATTATTGGGTTCATAATTTCCATTCACATCTATGCGGTCGATGGTTAGCTCGTCAGTATAATGGTTTTCCATAGCCCATTTATAAAAATTAAAAAAGCCATCTTTACCGCTCCACTCCTTGCATACCGATATGCCACGTCCTCCATATGAATTATAATTAGTGTCCTTAACGTTTTCACATCTAGTGTGCATTCCAAAATACGTCTTATAAATCCTTTTACTTGAATAGCCCTTTTGAAGGTTGGCGTATGAAAGCTGACGTCTCCTACGTTGCCTAACCTCCCTTGCATGTCTTGCAGTTTTACTTGAAGTGGTGTTTTTTAATCCCAGATAACAATTATCGGGGCTATATCCTTTTGTAGCGTCAATTCTATCAACCTTCAACCCTTTAGTCCAACCATTATCCTTACACCATTTGCGAAATACTTCTCTATCATGCCATTCCTCACAAACTGTAATTCCTTTGGCGCCATAGCAACTGTACATTACCGATTTTTTATTATAACATCTTTTCATCATCTCGTAGTGCAATCCACCTATTGTATTTGTATCTGCCATTAAATAACATCTCCTTTACTAAAATATAATAGCATACTTTATAAAGTATTGCAACATACTTACGCAAGTAGTATTATTAAAAATAAAAAGGTGGAAATTATGTCAAAAACATCATCTCAAGTTAAAAATCGTTGGAATGAAAAAAATTACGATAGAATAACTATTATGGTAAAAAAAGGCAAAAAGGAAGAATGGAAGCAAAAGGCAAAAGACAATGGCTTTTCTAGTCTTAATAGCTATCTAATTGATTGTATTGAAAATAAAATATAAGCTCTTAGCACTGTAGTCACTCTCTCCTAGTTCTTCAATCAATTTCTGCCGTGTCATTTCCGGATTAGTCCGGTGTATGTATTCTAATAGTTTGTCTATTCTATCCATATTTCCACTCCAATAAATCGAATACCTTGTCAGCCGTGTATACAATATTACGTCCATACAAGCTCATAAAGTCTGCGATTATTTCCTCTGTTTCTATGTCAATGTCACAGCCGTATGAGAACGAGTACACATGCACTAGCTCGTGGCATAGTATTTTGTCAGCCATGTAATCAGACACATTATCAGCTATCGTTACTGTTTTAGTTGTATTGTCGGTCACTCCCAAACTTATTGTACCGTCAGACCGCCTTAATTCGCTTGATGTGGGCTTTTTAAATTGTATGTGCCACAATGTATCATTAACTTTTATATCCATGCTTATACCCTCTAAAAATGGCTATGAGCATTACTACCCATAGCCTTAATAATTACAGTTTTGACGCAAGATTGCTCATTTTGGTACGCAAAAGGTTGCGTTCATCGGGTGTCATGTCATTTAAAAGCTCCGATATATCTCCGCTCAATTCACGGATATACATGTCAAGGGCTTTCATTTTATGCTCTTTGTCCTCTGTTGAAGCTCCTTTGTGCATTTCTTTTGTCTCGGTATAATGTCTCTTTGCTCTGTCATAATTGCTTTCACTCACATGTGGTGCAATCGGTTCAGAGTAGTACATCTTACCTCGGCTCTTATCCATGTCACGCATATACTCCATGTCGTTGTAGTTTACTGGCATGTGATATAGTGGCTCGGTGTATCTCCTGTAATCGTCTTTTGAATTTTCCATAGCTTCAACAATCAGATACTCCTTGTCAAATTCTACGATATTCTTAACAATCTCGGTAAAATCCTTTAAATCGTCAAGATTTTGTCCCTCAAAATTGTCAATTCCAATTCCGTCAACTTTAGCCTTGACGCATTCCATTATCTGTTTAGCCCATTTGTGCATATGTTTTTACCTCCACATTCTAATATAACTTGTTCTATATCTTCCCTTTTATTCACCAATACTTCTTTTAATAAAGTTTTATACTCTATTTTTTCGTCTCTTGATATTTGCCTTAAATCAGTTTCTTTTCCTTTGTAGCGGACTCTACAAAACCCGCTCAAATTCATAGCAATCTCAAAAGGAAGTTCTAAATCACAAATCCTATGGTGCATAATTCCATATTTAAGATTATACATCTCACATAATTCACTTAACGTCTTTCTTTCTCCGCAGTAATCAATATAAATATTTCTGCTTGTATTATTGCATTGCTTTTTTGGTGTGACCCAGCGACAATTTAAAGGTTCATAATTTCCATTAAAATCTATCCTGTCTATGGATAAGCCATCTTTATATCCATTTTTTATAGACCAGTTATAAAAATTTTGAAATCCATCTTTCCCTATCCATTCATCACAAACTCTAACACCTTTAGCACCATACCACTTATATGATTTGTTTTTTCTGTTTTCACACCTGCTTCTCATGGAACACCAAACATCAAACAATTTAGTGTTACTCATATTATGCGTAGTCAGTTCATTTATATGACGCTTTCGATTTTCATTGTTAAGACACCCACAGCTTTTTGTATATCCGCCTTTGAGTTTTGAACTTTCAACAATTGTTTCTTTTCCACAAACACATCTGCATTTCCAATATACTCTTTTGCTATTATTTCTATATACTCTTTTAATAACTGTTAGCCTGTTAAATGTCTTGCCTGTCAAATCATCAAAATTATATGCTGTCATTCCTTTTTTAAAAGCCATCTTTCAATCTCCTTTGTACGTATATACTTATTTACGTATATTATAACAATTTTGCATATTTACGTCAATACGTATTTATGGTATACTGTTAAAAAGGAGGTTTTGCAATGTCTAAAATCAAATTCACAACCACAATAGAAAGCGAATTGTTGGAAAAGATTAAAATTCAAGCAATCAAAGAGCATCTTTCTGTATCAGCAATATTAGAAAGACTTATCATCGAATACTTATCAAGCTTGCCTAGTAACGATTAAATTAGAATTCTGCACTTCAATAGCCTGTGTAGATGTATTCTGTACCGCTACTGTACTGCAACAGCCACAAGGCACATCAATGTATACCTGTGAACTGATATTCTGTAAATTCTGTACTGCTGCCGGAGTAACTATCATTCGTGTTGACTGTAAAGGCTCTCCGTCTACTGCGATAGCAAGTGAGATAGCTTCTACTGTGCCGCCTGTAGGTATCTGAATGTTACCGGAATACGATACTAAAAATCTCGCTCTGCACTGATTTGTAATACCTCTTAACTTGATAATTCCGCTTCCTTGTCTGTGTACTATACATTTAGTTCCGCATACCGGTGTTTCTGTAAATGCCACATCTTCTCCGGCTGAAACAGTCTGTAACGCAATTCCTGTTATTTCCATTATCTTTACCTCTCTTTCACAAAATAAGGGCAAACATTATAGTCTGCCCTTTATCTTCCCGACATTTGTGTCGGTAACATCAAGTAATACTGCTTAGCAGACATAATCTCGACTAACTCTCGACTAAACTTGGACTAATCCTCGACTAAAAACGATTTTTAATCGGTTTAGATTGAGTTAACTCAATTAAGATACTCAATTATTTAATTGTTTAGCATCCGCAACCTGTATTGCATCCGCATCCGTTATAAGCATATCCATAAAGGTTAGAAGCCGGGAATGAAGGAACCGGTGTAGGTCTTACAGCGTCAATAATCTGATTTGTCTGTGCTGCCATTGTAGTAGTCAGAAGTGCGTTCTGTCTATCCTGTGAAGCTGCTCTTCTCAAATCGTTATTCTCTGCCTGTAAGGTTGCAATCTTGTCGTTTGTCAGGAAGTCAAGGATTGCTCTAGTTCCTGCCTGCTGGCTGTCAATAATATCTCTTGTATTATTGTTCATTGTGTTCTGTAAAGCACAAGTGTTAGTTGCCATGTTGTAGTTTACACCTTGAATGGCTTCTCTCGTCTCGCAGCAGCAGTTAGCAAGCTGTGACTGTAAAGCATTGGTATTCTGCATATTAGCAACTGTATCAGCGTTTACCGCCTGTTGTATGCCATATCCAGTCTGCATGATATTTGTGTTAATACCATTAAAGCCGGTAAGCATACTATTATTCATGGCATAAAAGCCGTCACAAAGTCCGTTGGAAATGCCATCTAACTTGCTGATAACTGCCTGATTGTCAAAACCTCTCTGAATTTCACTGCCGACACCACCATTAGTGCCACCTAAACCACCAAAGCCGTTACCCCAGCCTCCGAATATCGCAAATACTACGATAAGGAACCAAAGCCAAGAGCCGTCATTCCAGTTATTTCCGTTGTTTCCGTCCAAATTCGCCACAATAGGTACGCTTGGACAATTTCCTGTGTTGAACATCTGTTTTACCTCCAAAATTTATTTCATAAAGAGCCGTGCGCACGTTCTCTCATATGCTATATCCCAAAATTACCTCTAATCTGCTTCATTACATCATCAGGATTAATACCCTTTTCTTTGCATAAGTTCCTTGCCATTTGCTCAATTCCCTTGCTGTTTCCGCTTTGAGCCATGCTCATTGCATTCTGAATCATTGGATTTCCCATTACGCGATTATTGCTCATTATCTGTTGCATTATTCCCATTACATTCATGCTTTTCACCCTCCTTTTGTGTTCGTGGAGTTTTTCTTTGCGCCCCTAAAGATAATTGCTCAATTTTCTCTGATAGTTCGTTGAGCTTTGCCATAATACCCTCTGTGGCTTTCTCTGATAGGTCAAATTCAAGCTTTTCCGTGTCACCCGATAAAATGTCTGTCTTATCGTTTAAAACCGGCTTAAAAGTCAATGTGCGTATTGTTCCGTCAGTATTCCAACTCTTGGCATATATCTCCGTTAAATCCTGTTTTGGAAAAAATGCTACACTGCCATCCATTGGCACCTCGTTGGGATTAATAGTCTCAACTGCCTGTACTACTCTGCCACTTATGCCTTGTGTCGGCTCAGGCTGTTGGTATCTCTGATAGCTCGCCATTGGGTTGTACTGATATGCTCCATAATTAGGTGTATAATTCATCATTGGTTGCTGATACGGCATGTTCATTTTCTCTTTCCTCCAAGACCTCTTCGATTGCTTTAATGACAAGGGATAATGTCATTAGGTCGATTTTCTGTAACTCGCTTTTAGCAAATATTTGTTCTCTTACTTCATCGTCAAACATAGCATCATCTCCTTATGACTAAATTGTGGCATAAAAAAAGAGAAGAGCATTTCCATGTTCTTCTCTAATTATTGTCATGCATAAGGTTTTTCCATGTACCATTCATGTACCAATAGTGTACCATTTTTTGTTTATTTATGTGAATATATAACGAATTATATAAAATTAAGTTTTCATGTGAAACATCGTAAAATTGAGGTATGTTGCGGTTTGTGAGGATATAATGAACTATGTTAAATACCTCTCGTAGCAACGATGCCTAATTTCATTTTTGATTTTACCTATTCAAAAACCCATTGTTTAAGGGATTTTTGCCTTTCTATTTTTGATTTATGTACCAATTCTGTACCAATTTGATTGGATATACTATATTTTTGATTATTTTATATTACTTTGAGTGCTTCTGCTACTCTGTCCATTTCTAAGTTCTTTTGCTCGTCTGTCGTGTGAACGTAAAGGTTCATTGTGATACCTATGTTCGAGTGCCCTAATATTGTCTGCAAGGTTTTCGGAGTCATACCGGCTTCAATACATCTTGTTGCGAAAGTATGCCTCAATACGTGCATTGAAAATCTCGGTATCTGTGCTCTGTCACATGCTTTGTAAATTCCGGTATCATATGTGCTGTTTTTCACAGGTGCCCCGGTCTTGCACAAAAACACTCTGTCTCTCCATTGAATGTCAATAAATTTGAATGAAGCATTTTTGGCTTTCTGCAATTTCAATAGCGATACAGCTTCATCAGTGAGCGGAATTGTCCTATATCCCGATTTGCTCTTAGGCGGTCCCTCTCTCCATTCTCCTGTTGAATGTCTGTACTCTAAGCTCCTGACGATTTTAATTGTTTTGGCTTTAAAGTCTACATCTTCCCATTTAAGCCCGACAAGCTCACCTGTCCTTAATCCGGTCTGCAAGGCAAATCTGTATTGATACTCGTATGATGTACCTTTGATAGCTTCACAGAATTTTTTCTGATTTTCAATCGTCAGTGCTTCTTTCTTTGAAGATTCCTTACCGATGTCGGATTTCACCATGCGGTTGCACGGATTTTTGGGGATAATCTCGCTTTGATATGCATAGTCAAGCATATTGTATAACGCTATGCGTGTCTGATATATCGTTGCTGTCCTGTAATCCTCGTCAGCCATATTAGTCATTATCTTTTGGCAGTGAAGCGTATTAACCTCTCGCAGTATCTTATTTCCGATAACAGGCTTTATGTTGCGATTGTATCTCTCGGTGTAGTTCCTTAGTGTGTTCGGTCTTACTGTGCGCTTCTTAACGCTTATCCAGTACTCAAACCATGCGTCAACCAACATGTCAGACGGAAAGTCGGGGTTACTGTGTTCATCAGTGTACTGCTCATCGGCAAGCCACTTTTTACACTCTTGTAGTTTTGCAAATAATTTCTGCACTCGCTTTCCGTTCCTTGTCGTGTATCTACCGACATAGTACTTGTCTTTTCTCTGACTAATGCCTCTGCCTAGTTCTTTACCTTTCAAGTCCTTTCCCATATTAAATTTTTCGCTCCTTTCACTTATGGAAAAAGCCTTATGCAATTTATTATAATATCACATAAGGCTACATAAGTCCACATTTGATTATATCTCTATCGTCTCTGCGATATACTTTTCAAACTCTTTTCGCTTGATTAATCGTCTCTTTCCGACATACATAACAAATTGGCACCTTGGGTTATTTGTTATTTCCCGGAGCTTGTTCACTCCGATGTTACTATATTCCGCAGCTTCATCAATCGTCAGCGTTACCTTTTCCCATATTGGCACTCTGTTAATCATTGCCTGACTCCTTTCTATCTTTTCTTTAATGTCTGCCACTCTCCGAGAAGTGGTTGTTTTTGAAATTAATAGTCTCTGTGATACTTCTTCAAGGCTCTTATTGGCAACTAGTAACTCAAAAACTTCCGCTTCCTCATCGGTGAAATTGGCATTTTTCATAATCTCTTCAAGTTCCGGCTTAGTAAGTTTTGAAAACTTCATAAGCCTATTATCTCCTATTCTTCGGTTTTGCTTGCACTGTGTATACAAGTATTTGAGTATCGGCATGAGCTGTTGCACGGCTTGTTGTCCTCGTATACACATTGTCTTTTAATCGGTTCTATATCACTTATAGTTCTGCTGTTCATCTTATCATCACTTCCTTTTTATACTGCTCTGCCATATATTGTCCGTAGCTCATGCCCTTACTCTTAGCAATCTCGCAGATTTCCGCAAGCTTGTTTTTCTTAACAGGCTTTCTTTTGAGTCTTTTCTTTTCCCTGATTTTTCTTAATTCCGTAGCTCTCTGCTGTCTATGTGCTTCACAACACGTATTTTGATTGGCTGCGGTCGGTGTAAATATCTTGCTACAGACTACACACTTAATTGGCTTGTAGTGTTTCATTGGCTATCTCCTTGCTTTATATTCAGATTTTTAAACATAGCGCACATAACATCTACCACAATCGAGTTGCCGAATTGCTTATATAGTTGTGTATTGCTGTTTACTGCTGCCATTTTGTCAATATCTTCATCAGATACACCCATCAGCCGTCCACATTCTCTCGGTGTTAGCTTTCTGATACGATATTGTGTAGTAATATGGCTATTCGCATAACCATGTGTGCCAGCTACAAGATTTGCTGATATGCCATTATCAGAGATAACTGTGCCGCATTGGCTCCCAATGCTTGATATTTGACCGACTTTTTGGATATTGTTTTCAAGCAATAAATTATCCTTTTGCACTGTTGTTAGCGTGTTGGATATATTGTCTTGTCTAGGCTCTAATTCCGTCATATTGTGCCTACTCTCTTGTATCTTTCCGCTTTCATATGCTTTCCGTATCTGTTTGCCATATTCTGTGCGTTTGGGTGTTAATACTTGACTTTCCATGACAAGGTTATCTTTCTGCACACTCGTTAAGCAATTGCTTACGCCTTGCATATTTACTTCTAATCTCTGCTCTGTTGGGTTTCCCGCAGTTCTATCTGACGGATTATCAGGATTTCTGCCACGCATAGCAACTATCTGACTTTCAAGAATTTTCGGCTCTTGATTACCACCTTGCATTGTACTCAATGTTGGACTACACCCCCTTACATCATAAATTCTGCCGGTTTGAGGATTTCTGAAATTCTTTTCCTCGGCTATGTTGCCTATCTGTATCACTTCCATTCAATCACTCCATTCATTCCGTAGTTATTTGGTCCTTTGTAATCTCTTGACATAATCGCTGCGGAAACATCAATCACGGATGCCGTAGGCTCTATGTTTTTATCCACCATTCCTTTTAACAACAAGGTTTCCATCTGACCGCAAGTTTGATATTCCGCAGTCATATCTTGCCTTGATACAGTTTGCAACTTCTCTTTGCTGTGGCTTATTGATTGTTCCGTCAACGCAAGTCTGTCTGCCTGTCTGTCTGTCTGTCTGTCTGTCTGTCTGTCAAAATTGTGTTGTGGTAATGTGCCATTGTCAATAAGCTGTTTTATCAGCTTGTCAGCCTTTTCATTGTTGATGTAATACTTTTCATCTACATTATCCTCGAGATAGTCTTTTAACTTCTTTTTGAGTGGTATGGGCTGTGGGAAATGGTAATTGTACTCACCCAGGAATGAAAACATAAAACATCTTTCACGATTTTGCGCTACACCATAATTTTTAGCATTTAAATCTTGATAGTAATTTGTGTAGCCTAGGCTTTCAAGGAAGTCTAGCCACTTTCTAAAGTCAGGCATATTATCCTGACTATGTACTTGTGGCACGTTCTCCATGAATAAAATCTGTGGCAATTCTCCGTTGCTATTTCTGATTTCTGTTAAAATCCTCTCAACTTCCCACAACAGACCGCTTCTTGTACCACTTCCCTTAGACATTCCAGCTTGCTTCCCAGCAACTGATAAATCCGTACAAGGGAATGAGTAAGTAAGTAAGTAAGTGAATGCATTTGTGTCGCAAATATTCAAATCTTCTGCATGAACCTTAGTTATATCCATTGTAGGAAAATCTGTGCCATGCACTGCGTTATAGCTTGCTATGGCATACTTATCAAACTCCACAACTCTGTAATGTTCAAACTTAGCACCTATTCTCTTTAATGCCATTGCCTGACTGCCGTAGCCGGCAAATAATTCTATCAAGCGGATAGGCTTTGTTATGCTAATTGGTTCTCTTGTGAAGTCAAATAAAGACATTTGATTATCACAAGAGTAATTGTCAAAATTCATTTTCTCTTACCAAAAGGAAACCTCGGTTTTATGTCGCGACAACCTCTTCCTTTCTGATAAATTAATTAATGTTTAATATTTTCGCTACACCACTGCTCTTGTATATCATCATCGGTCTTATCTCGTCCGTGAATGTCGTACCATGCAAGTGCTACCTCTGTCAGACCGATTATGTCGAATACTATGAGTACAGTGTATACTACTGTTGTTATGCCGGTCATTCTGTATCACCCCAATCGAATTTTTGACCACAATTCATGCAATGAAAGTAGAAAGTCTTATTATCAGCCGGTATTCTGTCTGTCAAAATTTCTCCACATTTCGGACAGCACAAGTACTGCTCTTCCAAATTTTCAAAATACTGCTTCATGATAGGTTTCTTTGGGATTTGCTTTTCTATTGCTGATATTGCAAATCTAATTGCTTCTAAAACGTTGTAATCAGGGTATGGCTTCCATCTTTCTTTTAGATACTCAAAATGCATTCGCAAAAATTCAATTGCCTTTTTCGCTGTCATACTATCCCTCGCTTTCTTCCACTTCGTACCTATCCTCGTGAATTTCCCTATCCTCTTCGTGGGAATAAGCTCTTTTACAATGTGTGCAAAAAGCTAAAAGCTCCTTTATGTTTGTACTTTTCTCGTATTTGCAACCGCTACATGGGCTTGGTTCTTTATTATTCTTTTCTGTCATGCTATCCCTCGATTCCCGCAGTTTTGCTGTAAAGTCCTAGCTTTTTCATTTTTTTAAGAAAAAGCTTCATTTCATATCCTGTAAGGCCAACATTAGTGTTTCCAATCTTCTTTTCGTCCATCAAGTCTCTGTCATACGACTGTAAAATATGACGGCCTGAAGCTTTATGCCAAATGTCAACGCGCTGCCAATAATTGTACTTTGTATTGTAGCGTTCATATTGAGCGCCATGCTTATCTTCACAGATTTTGTTGAATCCAATCTCTTTTAATTTTTCGTCTACGTTTTTAAATATTCTCATATTATTCCTCACTTTCTAATAACTCTTTATTATCAAAGATGTTTCCGACAACTTCATATTCAGTATCATATTCAAGTCTGTGCTTATAATATTTTTCGTTAGGAATTGTACATATAATTTCAAATTCTCCAAATGTTATAAGTACATTCACCTTGCTATTATTTATTTTTACAATGTCATTCTCCCAAATCAGCTTGCCGTTCTTGTCTCTCAAGCCGGTGCATTGGCAGATAGTGGTTGGGTCTACTTTGTACCATCCGTCTGTCTCTCCGCTAGAATAAAACATTGTGTTAGGTTCAAATATTAGATGAACTTCTTTGTCATACACATCTAAACCTTTTACATAATATCCTTGCACCCATTTTCCACCGTTATAGACTCTCTTTGCTTTGAATAAATATCTATCTTCCATATTCTCTCCTATTCTAATGCCTTGATATTTCTATCTCGCTATTCAATATGGTATTAAGTTCCTTGCTAAGTAAATCAAGCTCCTGCTTCACCAATGATTGAGCTTCATTTATCGCACTTATTACAGATGTACTGTTTAATTTTCTATCCATAATACCTAGTGTCTGACAATTCATATATAGTGTTTCTCCGCAACCGCATAGTGTGTGAACGCATATATTTAATCTTTTATTGTCACTTCTGTAGATAGTTCCTGTTTCTACAGGCTTTCCGTATTTTGCATTGCTTATATACTTCATTTTCTCTCCTATTCCGCTTCTGATTGAAGCCATTCCATACAACTAACTTCTCCCTCGTATTCTTCGCCGAATGTGTTCTTAAAAGTTATAAGGAACTCCACCAATTCTTCATCTGACATATTCCTTATCCTGTCGGCATTGGTCTTTCTGCTATCACATCTGCAACAAGGCTCATTATCTCTTGAATTGCTGTTGCGCTGGCAGTTACAAGTGTGTGCCTTTTCTTTTGTGGCTAAGTCAAGATAATATTTCAAATCTTTTATCAAACTGATAGTTCCATAGAGTTGTTTTTCCTCAAGCATTTCAACAACTTCCTATATTCTTCTATCAAAGTCACGCTCGCTTACGCTTTTAAGAAATTCATCCATTTTCTCCACCTCTCAATTCTTTCAGCTTTTCCTCTGCTTCGGGTTTTGTGAGAAATACCGTCTTTCCAATGCTAGACAATGAAATCGTAAAATTTTTCTCACACTCTATGTAATTGCTATCCGGTCCGGTCTCATCATCTATCCATTCATATAACCATTTCTCTCTAACTGCAATCTTCATCCAATTCCTTTTTGCAAAGCGGAATGAAACAACTCGTGCTTGAAAATATGTAGGAATCTCTCTGTCGATATCCTCATAACATTCCATATCTTCCACCGGAAGCATTGCGGCATCTACATAAACTGTATCTCCCACCTTACAAGGCAACTTGATAAGTCTGCCCTGTTCCTCCAAGCTCTCATATTCTTTGAGCTTTTTCAGATATTCAGCAACCTGTTTATGCTCCCAATATTCCTTTATTCCATTACCCATAACTGCTGTTTCAAGATACTTAACATCACAAACTTTTTCATACATCCCTGTTTTTCTGTCGCAGTGCTCAATTATCTCATCAATCGTTAATCTCTCCATTACTGCTCCTTTCCGGAAGCTTAGCCAGTTCCCATGCTGTTGTATACCCCTCACTACTCCACGATGTCGTTCCATCACTCCAAGTGAAAACGCTTCCATTCTCATATTTCGCAAAATACCTTTTAGTCCACTCTAAGTTGGCATTGTCTCTTACCAGTATCGGTGTATCAACTGCAACTTTTGACCAGTCAACAGGCGGTTCAACGTATTCACTATTCGCCCATTTTTTTCTTGCACCTTTGCAACATTCAGTATAGAATAAACAATCTCTGCACTCTAAGCTGTTGCACGCTATCGGCTCTAATGTTGCTTTGTTAACTGCCGTCCAGTTACCATTACAAGCAATATCCAAAATTTTTTCTGCAAATTTCTCTCTATTTGTCATTGTTTGATACTCCTTTCCCATAATCTGGCATGTACTTAAATCTTTCACATGCCTTATTGTCTCTGTGCTTTTCCATGTAGGCTTTCTGCCTATCGTCTCTCATCTGCTTTATGTGAGCATTTTGAGTGCTGTCGTTATCCCATGCGTAAGTCATTAATCAATCGCCTTTATGTACCTTTCATCAACGTAATTAACCTCATCAGCAAGGCATTGTGCCACCTTTGGTAATGTCAGACCGAATTGATTAAATTTATACAACGTGTCGATTAAATCCCTAAATTCTGTGATAAATTCTTCAATCTCTCTGACCGACAATTTAAACATCAGCTTAAGTGCTGTACATGCTAAAGTCATGTAGCTGTATGCCGTGTCATTTAAAAGCTGTCTCGTGTCGTTTATCGTGAGTGGATTATTCCTTTGATAAATCCTAATCAACTGTTGCATCGGGATTAAATTAATCTCTTTCTGCACATCAATGCCGTATCTAACTTTCAAAAGTTCGGCAAGTGTTTCAGTTTTCATTTCATTTTCGGTCTGTGCTCTTTCAAGGTACTCGTTTATGGTTCTTTCAAGCCTTACAATGCGCTTATTGCCAAATCCGTGGTGCAAATACAGTACATAGTAGCCTAAGTCCATAAAGTCTGTGAAAGACCGCCTTACGAGCTTTCTACGGTTATTGCTGCTTTTCAGCGTAACTCTCTCGGATTTTGTCCATGTAAAATCCGGCTCTTTGTGCTTTTTCTTTGGTTTCAGTTTGTTGCTCATATTTTTTCATTCTTTCTTCAAGTTCTCGTCTCGCCCTGGTAAAACAGGCTTCTGTAGTTTCTTCTGCGACTTTTACAATCTCTTTACCACGCCACCGGATGGTTATTTTTGCTTCCTTGCTATTGGTTTTGTAAATCATTTGCAAGTCATATTTCCTTTGCAGTGGCCGGTAAAACTCGTAAAAATCTTTCAAGGCGTCCATTGTGGACTCCTTTCTTTTATTTTCTGTCGTGCCAAGTTTGCCTTTTCGCAAGTTGCATTCTTGACATTCTTCTGATAGTGCATTTCACAAACCTTATATCCGGGTTTTACTGGACTATCGCAGAAAAAACATAGCCCTTGTTCATATCTGCCGGTTCTTTCAGGCATTTTAACGTGTGCTCTTCTCATTGTTTCCCGGCAAAATGTGCAAGTGGTATACCCTGGGTCTGCTTTCCTTTTACGACAGCGTGTGCATATGCCATTTGCCTTGTCTTTTTCGTATCGTGCTTTTCGCCACACTTTTTGTCGCTCATTGTATTTTTCGACATCAGCAGCACGTTTCTTTGACGCGGCTTCGGCTGATTTTGCCCTACACTCAACGCAGCTTTTTTCGTCACCATATAACAAGTTTTTGCCACACCTAGGGCAAATACCAACTGCCTGTAATTTTTTATAAAGCTCTCTGCCATATGCTGTACGTTTGCTGTTACATGCCGTGCAAACCACACCTTCTCTATCAAGTGGCTTTCCGCAAAGCACGCAAAGGTTACTGGCTTTTCGTTCTTCATACCTCTTTCTGGAATACTTGTCTTTTATCATTTTTTGCTAGGAGTAAAACATGTTTTAATTGGTCGACCAAAACCTCTTACCTCCTATCTTTTCATCTGCTCGATACGTTCCTTAATTTCTTTTGGCATTGGAGCGCCTTTAATTGGCTTATTTTGGCTTTTATTATCTTCAAGCGATAATTTTATCGTCTGTTGATTTTTAGAGCCGATTTGAGCCGAATACGAGCTTCTATTGGTATTTTCAATCAATGTCTGTATATCCTTTGGCATTTTTTGATATTCCTTATCTCGACTAACAACTGTCCTATAGGTTCTCATAAAGTTTGACTGCACTACGTTTTCAATGCTGTTTATGTCCGTCAGCGCCCAGTTTCTAAGATTATCAGGACTTCCGACAGCCTTTTGTACGAGTGGTGGTAGCTTGTTAAATTCTTCGACTGCACCATAGTAGCCATTTCGTAGTGCCTTGCTAACAAGGAACCATGCTTCCATTTCGTTAAGTTCCTGTGGGGATTGAACCTCATGCAGTTTGTTTATTAGTTGTCCTATGCTCGGTGCAAATCCGCTTGTATCGGAAAAAACATATGCTTTAAGTGCGACTGATACTTGTTCATAAGTGCAATTTTCCAACATCATATTCCACACATCTACTGTCTCCGATAAATTGCTTGGCTTGTAATTGGGGTAGCAATCACACATTATGCGAATGATTTTAACTGTTTCTTCTCTTGTCAAGAATTATCACCCACCTTTGCTTTAAATGGGTCTACGAAATTATCAATAGGCTTCATTCCTGCTCCTAAAACTGATGGTTGTTCTTCAATTTCTTTTATAATTTCTTGTATCATTGAACAGCTACCACCATAAAAGCTATCAAAATCAGTTTCGTGATACTTTGCGTTTACTTCGTCATAAGTTTCATTAAGTTTTGATAGTAGCTTGTCTGCATCAATCAATTTCATATAATCACTCCTTTACACATTATCCCAATCAATGGTGCCTTTATTAGCTGAATGTGGCTCATTGTCCTTTAGTGCAAACAGCCCTTGCCAACAATGGTCTACTGACTGATTAAGAATTTTAACAGCCAAATCGTTATCGCCCTTTGAAAGTTTCTCGATAGTGTTCATAGCTCGGTGTAATGCCATTTCAGTGCATATTGGCTTTTTTATTTTTTTCCTCATTGTCAGATATTCCTGAAAAGCACTGTCTAGCATTTCATCATCAGGGTAGTAGACAGTTTTCTTTTTAGATATTGATTTATCAATATCTTTTTCTTTTATATCCTTATCTTTACTATCCTTAACTATACTATTCTTATCTATACTTACCTTACCTATACTATCCTGTGGCAGACAAGTGGCAACCACTTGGCAACCATCTGGCAACCCATTGGCAACCACACGGCAACCATCATCAGAAAATGTGTATGCACCATTGGATTTTATCTTTAATTTTGCCAATTCTTCCTTAAAATTCGTTGGTGTATACCGGTCTTTTCTCAGAGCGTTTGCCATGCGCCAATGCTTAATTACAATCACACCATTATCAAACTGATAAATGTATCTTTTTTCCAATAGTTGCTGTAAATCAGCCACACTTGCGTGAGCTTTGAACATGGAAACTGATACCTGATTGCAAAATCCGTCATCATCAGCAGACATAGATAAATGCAAATATAAGGCCTGCGCACTTGATGATAAAGCCATAAAATTATCATCATCAGTGACTTTTTTTGTGAACATTCTACGTTCTGCCATTTAATTAATCTCCTATTTTTTCAAGTTCGGTTAATGTATTTTAATCTTTTCCCTCGTGGTTTATATTGTTATACCTTTTTCCCAACGTGTTCAGCACCTTATTCATACCCTTGAAACCACCGACAATAAAAGCTATTTCTGCTCTATTTTCCGTTGCCTTTGTTTCCGCTTCCATATCGTGTAGTCCGTACTCTACCTGAATAATTTCATTTGCAGTAATTCTTTTCAGAATTTCTTCACATTTCTTTTTACTTAAAATCTTCATTCTGAATCACCCGCTTTCAATAAATCCATAAATTTCTCATACTGTTTCTGCGATACCTTGTTATGCTCTTTTTCGGGCTTTAAGCGAATTATAAGGTGCTTTTCCGCGATAGAGGATAATTCCCTCGCTAACACCTTTTTGCCTTGCTGTATGCCTTGCATATAGCCTTTAGGTGCTTTTCTCTCGCCTATTGAGCCACTAGCACGATTTTCTCCTTGACCGCCTAAACTGACATTCCTAAGCTGATAGCCTTTATCAGCATATAGCTTGATGTAATACTTCTCTTTCTCGTCAAGCTGACTTTCGGGGAAATTCAGAAATTCAACTCGCCAACCATAAGGGTTTTTCTCTTTATCGTATAGCTTGTGTTTGCGTAAGCTAAGGTCTATGTGCTGTTCGTAGCCTACAAGGTGGCTTGCCAATCTGCTAAGCGTATGTACCGCCTGTCCGACATACGCATACTTAAATCCGTTTTCATCTTCTCGGAGTAGGAAGTAAATCCCACTCCTGTCATTCAGCTTTGGATTCAGTTTCAACAGTCGCTTTTTGTTTTCCTGTTCTATCGCCTTGGCTCTTGCTATGTTCTGATAATTCAATGTTTCCACCTCTCTTTACAATATCAATTGCTTTATTGTAAGCAATCAACTGACCTAATTCTTTCGGTTTATCTTTTATGATATCATCAAGGATTCTGTTTACAGGGACTTGACTTTTTAATTCTTCCAACTACTCCACAACCTTATCTACATCATAAGCGGTCGGATATTCTTCTAGTAAATGCAATATTGTATTTATGTTGAGCAAAGTTCCATTGCTTAAAGTAACCGATTTTAAATCTTTCTTTAGTTTATCTGCATCAATTAATCCCATTCTTATCACGCTCCAATAATATACATTCAGTTTCAAAGAGTTTTTCAGATATATCTTTTGAATTAACTCTGCTCTCGAATTCTTTGATAAAATCTCTGTATGCCTGTTTTCTAACTTCTCGGTCATGCTTGGTGCAATCAAGCTCATCAAATGAAACAGTGACTCTTCTGACAGAACTATTATTTGGCACATCAGGGTTAAGGCTTATGAATCTTTCACTGCATATTGGTATAATGCCGTTTTTTTGCAATAGCCCTGTAATCTGCCTTACAAATGCTCTTGTAATTATGCCATCTTTACACTTCGATATTTCCTCTGCAATGACCGCAAATACTTCGTTTGTATAATCCATTATTTTTCCTTTCTAGGACAGCCGTTATCTGACTGTCCTGTAATCAACCGACTCTTAGTTAAATGGTAATTCCTCGTCAATATCATTAGGGATTGACATAAAGCTATCATCGGGTTTTGGCTGTGGCTCCGCACTGCTACCACTTGAATTTTTACTGTCGCAAAACTCCAACTTAGATATGTTGCAATCGTTAGTGTAGACTGTGTTTCCGTCTCTATTCTTGTAACTGCCTGTAGTCCACTCACCGATAACTGCTATCTTTGAACCTTTAAATACGTGCTTTTCTACTGTTTCAGCAATCTTGCCAAAAGCCACGCAGTTAATGAAATTCGCCTTATCGTCTTTCTTTTTAAAATTTTTATCAACGGCAAGTGTAAACCTTGCTATTGCCATTGCATTTTCACCCTGTGTATATCTAATATCCGGATCGCGTGTCAATCGTCCTAAAAGTGTTACAATATTCATTATTTTTCTCCTGTCTGTTTAATTTTTAAAAAGGGCACTCATTAGGATTAGCAAGTAGCCATTCCTTATTACGCTCTGCAACATCTACATTTGCCCCATAAGCAACTTTCTTCATCTTCTCGATAAAACTATCTCTATCAGAATTTTCACTTGATAAATGGCACATTATGACGTTCTGTAGGCTGTCAGAATCGTTAGCCTTAACAAAATCACAAGCGGTGTCAATGGATAAGTGACCCCTAAATACGTGATTAGCTTTGCCTGTGTTGTCCCTGTCGATTAAATCCTTGTCATAATTCACACCTAAGAGAATGTGGTTTACATCCTTAAATTTCCACTTGATAACTTCGCAATCCGTTATGTAAATCATTCTCCCCATTTCCTTGTGAGTAATCAGAAAGCCGTATATCGGACAAAGCTCGCCATTTGCGTTTGTATGTGTCCAATTTCCGTCTATTGTTGTTAAATCAAAGGGCTTTACTGTAAATCCGCCCATATTCATTGGTTTACAACTATCGCCTAAATATGGGGCGAATATCGGTATTCCCATAGCTTCAAAATCTTTTACTGACTTGCTATGGTCTAGGGTAGGTGGGTGTGACTTATAATCACACCCTTTATCCCCCTTATATTCCAATCTAAGCCTTTTTTAATCTCCTTAATCGTTATTCCACAATCAAGGATAAGTGTTTCTCCACTGTTGGAAGTTAAGGTGTAGCAATTTCCTGTACTTCCTGTGGCGATACATTTAAGTTTCATCTTCGTCACCGCCTTTGGACTCGTTTAAATATTTGACACGCAATTCATAAACAGTTTTGCAAAGGATATTACAAATTTCATTGGCAATTTCCCCTTCGTTTGCTAAGTGTCGAACATAACTCTTACCACAAATATAGCAAGTGAGTTTTCTTATAAGTTCCCACATAGACCACGAAGTAACATTGTCAATAACCGTTCTCATCAATCCGTCTTGCCTTTTTCCGTCAACAGTTCTCTTGACAAACCAATATTCTCTTGGTTCTTTAAGCGTTGTGGCAACATCTTCTCTTATCACTTTACCCTTTAGTGATTTTTCCACTTCTTCAAGGATTTCCGATTTTAACTCTTCTTTTTCTTTCTCTGTCATAAGGTCACACCTCGATTTCATCATCCTGTGGGAACTGAAAGACAACATTGTTGATAAAATCTACTTTTGACGGCTGATTTTCTGTTCGCACCATAATGCCACATTTCTGTAATCTTCCAAATTCCTTTGCCACATCTTCCGAAATATCAACATTCTGCATTACGATAGGCATACCGACATATACTTCTCTAAGCATTTCCATAGCCTTATACGCTTTCTCCTTGGAAGAGTACTCACCTAACACGTATTTCTCTCCATTGCATAGTGCTATAACGCTCTCCATTGCGTGACACACAACTATCTGCTCATAGGGCAAATCAACATTGCCATGCTGTGAAATTACTCTCATATCAGCTCTCCTCACTCTGCATGAACGGCGGCAGTTCCTCTGACTGCCTGTCGGCTGTGTCGGTAGGTTCCACATCAATTATGTTGTCCTCGTCAAAATCTACTGTGTTTGCGTTCTGCTCAATATCATAGGCAACATCCTGTTCGAGCATTTCATCGTGGCTGATTTCCTCATAATCATCTTCTTTGCCAAAACCGCTATGAGTATTGTTGATAGCTTTGAGAAGCCTGTTCTTAACAGTTTTCATAGCCATCTGGTCTGCGAATTTCTGATGAACTCCGTTTCCGGTCTCCTTATATCCGTATCCCTGTTTCCAAGCTGTCTTTATCTGTGCCATAGTCATAACTTCTGCAATCTTCTCACCATTTCCCATAATTGCTACTGCATAAGCACCAACAATCTTGTCATTGTCGATATTCTCAAAGCTCTGTTCGTGGCAATCAATAATTGTCTTTGCATCCTCTTTGTGGTACTTGAATACATCCCCTTTATAAATAACTGATGCATTAATGTCTTTAAGCCCGTATCTTCTAGCAAGACAAGTTGCACCATAAACAGACGGCTGACAGCTTAATTTGCCCGCATAAGCGACTGGGTAACACTGCTTCTTTCTTATTGATAATCCGTCTGTCACCATTTCGATAAGTGCATTTTCAATACTTGCCCTTGTGCAACTCTGTAATACAGGCTTCTTATTCATATCCTGTGTGTCCTGTAAAATAAGCATTGCCGACATAAGCTCGTTTGTATAGTTGTAATCTTTAGGGAATGTCAAGCCAAATTTCTCTTTCTGCTTAATTTTAACAACCATTCCCTCTGTAAAATCCTTTGCTACAAGCTCTCTGCTTTCAGCTTCTTTCTTTTCTGCAACTGCCGTATTCTCTGCCATAATTAATCCTCCTAAATCTCATTGAAAACCTGAACCGCAAACAGTTCATTGGCTGTCTGCTTGAATAAAACTCCGTCAGATATGACTGTATACATATATCCGTCATACTTAAGCTCCACAGTATGTTTCTTGCCACCCATATAATAATTTCTCTTCTTAATAATCATTTCTATACCTCCTATAATCCAAGTAACTTTTTGAGTTCTTCTTTCATTCTCTCGGTTTCTTCTCTCATTTTCTTGGCTTCGTCGCTTAACTGCTCCCTGCTTTTATCAGCAAGTCTAATTACCATTTTGTACTCTTCCTCTGAAAGTTCCTCTTTGAGCGCATGTAAAACAGTAACCGCCTCTGCCATAATATTGCTTCTTGTACCTCTAAATGTAACTTCTCCGTCTTTTGCTTTAATCATTTCTGTTCCTCACTTTCTTCAAACTCTTTCAACTGTTCTGCTAACTTCTTGCACTCTTCTGCTACATATTCTTCTGTACGGATTATCAACCCATCAATGTGAAATCTATCTTCGCACTCAATCTGCATAGCAAGGCGCTCTCTGTAATTAGGAAATCTCTCATAAGCGAGTTCAAGTTCTTTTGCATCGTCACAGTGTGCGCAGTCAAAACCAAACCACCATAAATCACTTTCTATTGGATAGTTTGAATTTTCTCCGCCATCCGCAAAGGTAATACCGCCGTGACATTGAAAATATGCTTCAATTCGTATTCTTTCGTCTTTATCAAGGCAAGCTCCAAGCAAAGGAAAGATACCGCTTATTTTTCGGTCTCCGACATCTGCTTTCTTAATTTCAAGATAGTCTGAATACTCTTTACCATATAAAGGGTGGTTTTTAGGAATGCCTACATATCCGCACCTATGCCCCATCGCATTGAATGTAACGACACATTTATATCCTGCGTGTTCAAACTCTTGTTCTACAACATATCTATCATTCGTCATATCACACCGCCTCAATCACAAGCTCTTTGTCCTGTGTATGCTTCAACATAATCAACTGGTTATCAATCTGTGGTATTCTCCAATCGTCAACGCTTTCTGTATCATCAATGATAATTGGAAAATTAACGTTTGCCACTTTCTGAAAAGCTCGGCATATGTCAACTTCTGTCAGCATTCTTGCACCATGATTTAGGTTTCTTGCATATGCTTCGCCATTGTATACAAAGTCGCAGCACTCCTCGGTATCACCATTTAAAAGCGGTCTAAACAGCTTTGCTGTGGCAAAATCCAAGTACTTATTAACATCAGCCTGTAAAAGCTCATTCTTCTTGCGAGTAAACTCTTTGAGCAAGTCAAGCTTTCTTTCCCAATCGGCAATCTCCTGATTGAGGTCGGTTCTCTTTGTTTCAAGGTCGGCTATGCTATCGTCTATACGCTTATTATTTGCCGCACCAAGCTCAATTTTTGCGTCAACCGATGAAACTTGCCTTAACAGTTCGTTTTGCTCGTCTTTGAGCTTTCTGATAAGCTCTGATGTATCGTTTTCATCGGCAAGGGCTTTCTCTTTTTCCTCGATTTTAGCTTTAAGTGCCTGATACTCACTGTTACCTGTCATGTCAACATCAGTAGGCACCATTCCAAGCTCTTTAGCGATGTTATCGCGCTCAAACTCGTTAGCAACAGTATCACGCTTTTCTGTCAGCTCCTTGAGTTCTGCTTCGAGGTCAGCTATTTCTTTCTTCTTATCCTCGATGGCTTGTTTGAATTCCTTGCTGTCACTTGATAATGAATTGCCCTTATCCTCAAGCTCTTTAAGCTTCTTCAATTTTTTATCACTAAAATCAGTTCTCAAACTCTCTATTGTATCTTCCGGCAATCTCTGACCACACATCGGACAATTAACACTGCTTTCATCAAAGGAAAGTGCCTTTGTTTTTCTCCAGTCAGCACGTACCTTTGCTAAGTCTATTGCACAATCTTCAATCTCTCTTTCAGAGGTTTTAATGCTAGCCTTTCCGGCTCTTATCATTGATTCTGTTTTGCGGATTGAAACATCGAAGCCGTCAATCTGTAACTGTAGCTCCATGCGCTTTTTCTGATTTTCAGCGTTGGCTTTTCTCTCCATATCAGAAAGCTCAAACTTAAGGTTCATAATGTCCTCTGTAGCTTTCTGCTTGCTCTCTAAAATCTTGTTGTAGTCGGACAGCTTATCTTCAATTTCCTTAAGCTGTGGCTCGTAGGTTTTCTTTTGCAGTTCAAGCTCTGCAAGGTCTGTATACTCATTGGTGGAATGAATTGTATCAATCCTTGTTGAAATTTCGTCTCTTTCCTTAACAAGTCCTTTTGAGCCGTTTCTGCCGCCTGTGCCGTTTAGCTTGCCGCGACATACTTTTTTGAGCTGGTCTACGTCCCCATCGTCAAACATCGGTTTAAGTTCAGCAAACTGCGGAAACATATCGCAGATTTCGGGATTTTTGTGTGTGCCAAAAAAAGTTGAGAGTGCTATTCTTTGATTCGTTGGCGATTTAAGCAACAATGTCATAGCGTTAAGACAAAATGGCAATATCTTGAGGTCTGCGATATTATCATTAATAAACTCGTTGTATTCAACCATTTTGTATGTAACATCATTGACATAGTAATCTGTATGTCCCGAACAAACTTCGCCGTCCTTATTTCTTCCTTGTCTTGTAACCTTTTTCAGAGTCTTTACTTTTCCGTCAATCTCAAAGGTAACAGCTCTCACAATGTCAACATCGTCAATCTCGACTCCGTTTTCATCATGCGGTCTTATGCCTGTAATCTCTCTGTCGTTCTCGTCATGGCAATTCAGCACATCAAGAATAATTCTCTTAACTGTTGATTTGCCGACTTCATTCTGACCGGACAATACAGTTTTCATTGAAAAATCTGTGTCTAATGTGTTTTTGCCGTAGAATTTACAAAAATTCTGTGCAAAAATGTGTGTAATCTTCATTGCGTTTCCTCTCTTTCTATTTGTTTATGGTTTTTAGAATCAAGTTCCCATGCAGGCTTGATTTCTTAACTACTCTTAAGTATGAGTCCGACTCCGATACAAAAAGCCACTCACTAGCCACGTAATGAGCTTTGTTGAGCAATAGCTTCTGCTCTCTTGTTAATGGCTTCAATCGGTATCTTGTATCACCCAGCCTAATCCGTCTTACATTGTCGCTCATTTAGTTTCTCCATTTCTTTGTCTAGCAGTGCTTGAAAGTCAAATGATTTGTCCTTGTGCCGTTTAGCTCGATATAATTCTTGTAGGTAATCGTTAGCACTCTGACGTTTCAATTGGCTACCAATCGCAGTAGATGTCAAGATTTCCATTTCCGCTCCCCTCGTCATATACAATCCCTTGTATGCCAACAGGAGTATCAACCACAACTCCATGTGGTAAATCATCACTTGCAATTACAACGTATTCGTTTTCATCAACTACCAATCCGTGCTCGTTTAAATGTCTACCCGGAATGTTCAAACCACCTCCCGGTAACACTCTCTGCGAGTACCACGTATAAGTGTAATCGCCATATCGCACTCGCCCTAGCTTCTTAAACCGGCTACAACTGTATTTTTTACGGCAAGTTGGAACTGTCGGCTCTTCATAGGTCTGCTCAACTACAACCGGCTCATTCTGAACTACTGTTGGCTCAATCTTCCCAAGCATTACGCTATTTAAATAGGAAGTAACACCGGCTGTCAGCTCAACTTTGCTATCTGCTTTCGCTGTTATTGGCTTTAAGGTCATAGTTCCAATTATTAAAGTCGATAACATCAATATCCTTTTTCTTCTCATGCGGTTCGCCCTCCTCTATGAGACATATTGCAATCAGTATCAGCCAAAATACTGTTACGATTGCTCCAACGATAATACTCGCTGTCTTAATTCCGTATGCCACCGATAATCCAAGAAAAAAAGTGAACGCCAACACCCCGAAAATCGAGTAGCCACAGCCGGTGTAAAACTTCTCTTTTAAAGTTCTTTTTCTCATACAAAATCACCTCGCTATGCAAAACTCTGTTGAGCGTTTGCGTCATGAATAAGCTCATCAAGATACTTAGGCACGACATAGCAATCAATGAACTCATGCACATCGTCTATATACTTTCTCTTGATACTCTTATAAGTAGATACGCAACCATACTCACGCTTTAACTGTGTCCATATATCAGAGAATGTCTTATGTCTGATACTGTTATCCCTGTATGCTTCGCTCTGCTTGCCACCAAGAATATTTACAACTCTGCGCTTAACATGCTGTTGTATCTCGTCAATATCGCAACTGTAAAGTGGTACGTTTTCCTTAAGCTCGCTCACATCGTCTTTGATGTCGTTTACTTTCTGCTCTAATTCTGTATAGCCCTGTGCCAAAAGCTGTATCTGACCGCCTGTTGTCTTTGGCATACCATAACTGCCTGTTTTTCTGATTGACGGAAGTACCTCTGATGTAACCCATTCTGTAAATCTCTCTGCGCTTTCTTTACGGCTCTGAAAGATTGTCTTGTAAAGATTACTTTCGTCAATAAAAATCATCTTCTGCTTACCACCATTTGTAAGGGTATCGGTAGTAACTATACCCTTTTGTCTTAATCTGCTTTTGCAATCAGAAACATTTTTGATTTCTAGCACTCTGCATATATCAGCCAAGCAAAACATAGGTTCATCATTTATTACTGCTGTTCGGATTTCTCCAAACTCTTCATTATTGAAAATTTGTAAATCGTTCATGTTTTCTCCTTTCTGTGGTATAATCCTCTTATTCTAAATAAGAAAAGAGGTGAAAAAATATGTTTCTAAAATTTCAAATAACTTGTACTTGTCACAATAGATATACTGTTAATGAAGATATATCTGCTGACAAGATTATTTGTCCTAACTGTGGTAAAGAATATCCTAGTTCTGCCAAACTTCTTGATATTCTTAATACTGCCAAAGAAATTCCTAATGGTAACTCAATGTCAGAGGAATTTCCGATAAGGGTTATTTCGGAGAATGAAGATATGAATACGACTCTACATTAATCTTCATATACTCTAAGAAACCCTTGATTTGTGAAACGGACAGATTATGTCCAGCAAGTATTTTTTTTACTTCCCCTGCCATTTCGGCACATTCCTGTCCGTTTCCTCTCATAAACGTCATAAAGTTTGCGCCATCTATGTCATTTCCAAGTTTTTGATTTAACATAGGTATTAATTCCATTCGTTACTCCTTTCTCTCTAATCCACGAAACTTTCAACCGGCTCATCAAGATAGCTTGCAATTTTAATCATGGTGTCTAATTTTGGCTTGCTTTTATCTCTCTTCCAGTCTGAAAGCAACATGGGTGAAAAGTTCAAGTCTGTTGCTACTCGGTATGATGTGATACCCTTTTTCTTCAAAATTTGCTCAAATCTCGAATATGATTGAGCATATTTCTTAGAATTATTCATTTTTTACGCTCCTTTCCTTAAAAATATATTGATTTTATTAAGGAAATCCGTTATAATGAAACTTACCAAGACAACAAAATAACAAAATTAAAACCTAGGCTTTAAGGATTCCCTTAATCTAGGTCTAGTATATTATGGTTTTCTTTAATTGTCAAGCATTATTTTAAAGTTTTCCATAATAATTTATGAGGGATTTTTTATGTATGAACATTATCAGAAATTACTAGACGAAAAAGGCTTGAAAAATGCCGATGTTGCAAGAGCTACAGGCATTTCAAACATGACTCTATCTGATTGGAAAAGAGGAAAGAGCGAGCCAAAAACTAAGAATATGCAGAAAATTGCTGATTTTTTAGGAACTACCTTGCCATATCTAGTTACAGGTGAAGAAAGTAACCCTATATTTGAACAAGCAAATGCAGATTATGACCTTTCAAATATAGACAGCAAGCTCAAAGATTATGTATTTAAGTTATCTAAATTGTCGGATAAAGAGCAAGAAAGTATTATGAATTTAATAGATGTGATGTATGAAAAATACTCAAAATAAATTAAATTAATAAGAAAGGTGGTATTTTATTGTGAGTAAAACTGTTAAATGTCCTAAATGGGGTTGTGATGGTGTTGGCATACCTGTTGATACCAAGAAAAAATTCTCATTCGGTAAAGCACTTGTTGGCAACACAGTAGGTGGTTTCTTCGGGCCTGTCGGTGCCGTTGTCGGTGCTGCTACCGGAATTAAAGGCAAAAACGGCAAAACAAAGTTTGTGTGTTCAAAGTGCGGTAACGTTTGGGAAAAGAAAATATAACCACAAGGCAGAGCTTTTACTCTGCCTCTATTTTTCTTTTAATAAATACATACAAGTACAATAACAGGTCTTTGTCTTCCACACTCTCAATCATTTTAATTATTTCATCCTTATATTCCATACAATGCCACCTCCGATACATCAATTATAGAACATTTGTTCTTAAGCGTCAATATTAGGACGGCAGAAAAATCCACCGCCCTACCGAAACTTGAAGAGTTCTCTTATTTGAGAACATCATTACTGTAGCACTTTAAAGTGTTTTATTTTGTCGAATATTGACAACATGGATTGCAAAGAATAGATATATTACTACATAATTAATTCCCCCAATAAAATATTACATATTGAACTCTACAACTCATATTCCCTTGTACTATATCTTTAAAAACTACATACCAACTATTATTTAACATAGTTACACATTCTAAGTGAGAAGGAAAAGCCTTTCCGTCGCCATTACTTATTAATATAGCAATATTATTAACAGAGAGACTTTCTAACTCAAACATGTTTTTGACTTGTTCTAAGGTAAATAACACAAATGAATTTTCACCCTTTGTCGCTGTTCTTACTGCGGTGCCAACTTTAATTTTTATACTATTTAATTTATCAAAATCCGTCTTTAAATTACCTAAACTCCGGTTTAATTCACCATATTTGTCATTCAAAATCTTACCTTGGCTCGCATCTAATGCACTGCCAGTGGTAGTAGTCGTGAGATTGTTCGCTAAATCTTTAAAAGCAAAGCTTTTCAAATCAGCGAACCACTTCTTAATTTTCCTGAAGCCGACCGACGCTTTTTCGCCAGAAACAAGATTTACTCTAGTTGTTGTATCGGCAAAAGTAACTGTTGTATTGCTTATGTTTCCATCTTCTGCAACCGCTCCGATATCGGTAGGGGTTATGTTTACATTTCCTCTGCGATAATATACTTCTTTTGCACCTTTTACTCCTGTAACCGGTGTACCAGCTAACACATCCCAGTATCTGTCGATTGTCAGATATACATTACTGCCGGCGGGAATTATATTACCAGCCCCCTCTTTAAAATCTGTGGTCGTAGTAAATTGGTCGGCTATATTGTACATATCACCGGAAGTAGCATTCGCTGTGTTCGGTAAGTCGGCAAAGTTAATTGTTCCAAGAGGCCTTAATGCTCCACTTAAGCTCTCAGATATTTCTTTGGCTTGTTCTGCGTACTTTTGCGCTTCCGACTCGCTCTTAGCAGAGCTAGTCTCGCTTGTCTTAGCATTAGTTTCAGAAGCCTTGGCTTTTATTTCGCTTTCTTTAGCATTGCTTGCAGAATTAGCTGATTCTTGAGCTTTGTTTGTGGCAAGTTCTGCTGATTTTTGAGCTTGTGATACGGATTGAGCCATGCCGTCAAGATAGTTCTGAATAAGTCTTTGAATTTCAGTGTCAAAATCCTCAACAGTTCCCATTCGCTTAACGACTCCCGGTGCGAAACACATCCATATTTGCTGTTTTTTCGTATCGGAGTCAGTCGATACCGCCCATTCTCCGGCTTTCATTTTTAAGGGGTCAAACTCCGCGTATGCCCCTCGCCTCATTTGAATTGCCATAAGCTACACCTCACTTTCATCAATGCCTAATTTCTGACACAATCTTGAAAACTTATCTTCCAATTCATCTATGTGTTTTTGCATTTTATCAATCTTCTGCTCGTCTCCGGCAAGTCTTAAGATTAGGAATTGCTCATAACTAACGCTATAACACTCCCCTACGTTTGGAAACTCTTTACTTTTAGACAAAATTCCGAAATTTTCATCATTTTGCAAGCCCATTTTTTCAGCAACATCTTGCGCTATTATTCCAAAGTTTTTTCTTTCTTCTTTGTCAATCTTAGATATGTATTGATACTGAACTAAATCCACTTTCATTGCTCCATCTATACATTCCTGTGGTATTTTCTTGACATTCTTTTTCAATCTTGCGTCAGATGTTACAGTAGAGTTTGTGGCGGTCATATTATTAATGAATATATCATTTGACTGTCCTATTGAAAGCACCGGATTGGTATATTGTCCATATGGGTACATTTGAACGGAGTCGTGCGTTTCCAAATATCCGGTATATACCGAGCCGACATTTATTCCCTTGGGTGCCATATATCCGGTCACTTCCCCATTTTGATAAAACACAATAGTTCCGCTTTCGCTAGGGTCAATCACAACTCTTCTTGTGTACTCTAAATCATTGCCATTGATAATTTTATTTCTAATAATGACCGCATCAAGTACATCAATTTTTCCGTTTCCGTCTACGTCTAATTTGAAGAAATCATCAATATTAGGCGCATATCCCCCCGATACTATCTGCTCAATTTTGTCTGTATCGTTGCTTGTATAATTCTTTTTCAGATATTTTTTTGTACCCTGTGCGTCGTATTTACAGCCCACAAAATTGCTTGCAGTAACAGTTCCGGCATATATATGTGGCGAAATAACATACTGATTATTAATTTTTGTGTAGCCAATATTGTTTTTTAATTCGTTTAGCTTATCGTTTGTCGCAAAATCGGGTTGGTCTGAGATATTGTTCCACGAAATACTTACTCCGTCAGCAAGCGTAATGCCCTTGTTGTCAAGCGTAATCAGAATTTTTCCGTTTGCGTCTTTGACATACTGCCTGCCGTTTGTGTTATTCTCACCGCCTAAAGTGAGTGTTCCACCATGCGCCCAGTCAAAATTAATGCCAATAGCCGACATAATATTGAAAATAGCGTTTCCGTCTTTATCAATTCCGGCATTCCATGTTTTGCCGTAATCATTTGAAACCGCTAAGCCATTAGCCGTCATTTTCCACTGTATGTTGCTCGAATTAAGGTCGGCTTTATTATGCATAATGTAAATAATTGAGCCATCCTCTTGCACTTGTTCGGTCTTAAAAAGTCCGAGCGATTGAGACATTAGCTGTGTCAGCAATTGCATTTGCTTATCATATACACTTAATTGTGCCTGCGCAACTTTCCTAGCTTGTACGACAGCCTTTGTCTCATTACTGAATTTGTCAGCACTATTTCTTGAAGCATTTTCAGCGTCACATGAAATTTTTGTGCCACTTCCAACTGTAAATGTTCGGTTGGAAATAAAACAGCTATAGGTATTCTGCTTGCGGTCTGTCACAAGTGCCACATCTCCGCTCTCAATCAGTGGATTTGACAAGAGTGTAGCGTCAAGAGGTCTGAACCTCATGCCACCGATTTTTTTGAAGATATAGTTTGCAATTGTCTGTGCCTTTTCTGCCGAAATAAACGGATTATCAGAGATTGAGACTACATATCCCTCTTTTCCGGCAAGAGCATTAACATCTTTTGTCTTGTCCTCTTTTGAGGTTACAGTTACCTTTACCCCAGTGATAACAACATCATCGGTCGCAACATTCAAATCTTTTTGCGTGTAAACATTGTGGTAATTTCTCGCTTCTGTAAATGTTCCGCCATCAACGCTATCTCCACTTGAATAGTCGGTGAAATTTCCACCATTCAGTGTATCTCCGTCAGAGTATGGTGTAGTTTTTGTGCTAAAAGTTCCGCCATTGTAATTTTGGCTCCCAAACTGGCTCATATCATACCAACCGATAAGTAATTCACCGTCGTGACCGCACTTGCCCCATAATCCGCTCAACTGTAAGATGTAAGCTATCACCTGTCCATATGTGAGCTTTTGATTATCACTTGGTATCTCGTTAATCACGTAATCAGAGTTATCAAATCTTGCCATAGTAAAAGGTACATCGCACTTAATACAAGCATCTCTGACTACCTCATACGCTGTCGTAGGGTAACTTAAATTACTATCGTATTCACGATTGAAATTATTAATATTGTCAAGGCAAGTAAGCGTTATGAGTGAGCCGTCATAGCTTGTCTCGCTGACTCTATACTCACCGATTTTTAATTTTTCAGTCGTGCCGTCAGAAAAGCTTTTTGAAACATATGCTGTTACACTTGCCTTATCAAAATCATACTTGCTGTAATCTTCATAGATGTTATTCAGCTTGATTTTCAGTTTTCCAACAATCAATGCTCCGATTGTAAAAGTACTACTACTTGATGTCGAGTCGTTTACCTCAAAGCCATTCGCCCACAGCTTGCTATCGCTGATAGGTACTTTCTCACCGCTTGCCGTAACTATGTCAGCAAAACAATTTACATTTATATCATTGTCGAGCATTACCGCTCTTTGCCATTTAGCCGATACGTTAAGCATTTAATCACCGCCTATTCTTCTATGAGAGGAAAACTTAATACCTCATACCTCTTATTGCCAACAGTCCATATCTTGATAGGTGCGCTTCTGTCACCCACGTAGAATGTACGTGTTTCATCAGTGCCACTCATAGCGTCAGGATATGTCACTCTGATATATTCGGGGTTTACCATTTGAAGTATCTTTGCTGTCCTAGCCTTGTCTGTACCATTCCACGACAATTTAATTTGTCGTTTCTGTGCTATTCTATTCTTGTGCATTTTGCCGTCTTGTGTACGTCCGCTATCGCTTGCAGACACATCAATCAAGCCCCATTCAAAGCTTGACGGAGTAGGTAATTCTACTCCGTCTACTAACATCATTGCCATACTGTTACCTCGTAAAAAGACACCCATGCAAGGGTGAGTGTCTTAGCCAAATTCATTTGCTACAATATATCGTTGTCCATGCTTTGCTTTGCCTACCTGTGTCATGCGATAGAGTGTTTCGCTGTCGCACTTAAACACGTTTTCAATGATAGGTGGTGCAGAGTTTCCACCGACATTAGAGTTCATCATTACTTGTGCCATGCCCTCCATGACAGCCTGTTTAATTCCCTCTGTAATCTGTTGATTGTTTGCAACTACATTTCTACCATTTGAGAATTTACCGACTAACTCATTGTGATTAATAAAAGCCATGCCGTCCTCTCCCCTTGGGAAAATTCCACCACTAGCGAGCCTTGGAATGTGCACTTTCGGGACTAACGATACTCCGTTCCAATTTGCACCAGCCACCTTAGCGGCCATAGAAACAACTTTGTTAAATCCTCTTAATAAAGAGTTAATTCCACTGACAACAAAATTAACGCCGTTTTCTATTTTAGAAATAACGTAGTTCATGGCTCCTGTAACGCCGCCTCTTATTGAACTCCACACATAATTAAACGCGTTTGTAATTCCGTTTTTCATGATATTAAAGCAGTTTGTGATAGGTGAAATAACATTGCCATTAAACCAACTCGCTACTCCTTGCCACGTAGATATAACAAAGTTCTTTGCTGTGCTAAGTGCCGATGTTATACCAGCTTTCAACATATTAAAAAAGTTTGAAATCGGTTGTATTACTGTACCGCTAAACCAACTTGCCACCCCTTGCCATGTTGAAAATACAAAATCTTTTGCTACCTGTATCGTTGTCTGTATAAACGTTTTTAAAAAATTAAACAGATTTGAAATTGGAGTGATTACATTATTATTGAACCACCCCGAAGCTACTATCCAAATTGCTTGAATTATTATCCAAACACCTTGAAAAATCTGTTGTGCCCGTGTAGCAAAGCCTTTAAAAAAGCCAACTATCGGCTCAATTACTGTGGAACTAAACCATTTCGAAGCTCCTTGCCACACAGTTACTATGTCTTTCCATAGAGAACCGAAAAAGCCACTTATGGTTTTCCACATATCTTTAAAAAACGAAACTACAGGCTCAATGACATTTCCATTGAACCAATCGCCAACCGTTGAAAATAGTTCGCAAATTGTGTTCCAATTATCTTTTACTAAAACAACGATTGTTGATACTGCCGCCACTATTGCTCCAACAATTACCGCCGGCAATGCTGCCACACCAGCTAATATTGCTCCGATTGTGGCTAATGCAACACCTATTACCATTAGAATTTCATTTACCCAACTAAATCCGTCTTTTAACATTTTGACAAAATTTACGATAGATAAAATTGTTCCGGCTATTGCTGAAAAAGCAGAACCGATTGTTGCTAATAGGTCTACTGCCCCTGTTCCGAATGCGGCTGTTATTGCATCACCCAAGCTTAAGCCACTAAATAATCCCTCTATGAGCAATCCAAGATTAGTTGACAATGAGGCGAAAATCGTTTTAAATGCTTGCATTATTGCCGTTCCAATGCCGGCTCCTTCTACAAGCTCAAATCCAATTTTTGAAGCTATTGCCTGTGCTATCGCTTTTGATAATGATTTTCCAATAAAAGCGAGTGCCACTGAACCTAATTTTAGCGAAATTATCTTTTTTATCAGCAATGTGCCAACTATTATCTCAACAGTTTTGATGTCCAAATTGCTTAAAAAGTCTGTAATTCCTTTTAGTACGTCTTTCCACGACACATTTTTAATTGTCGTGGTTAGCATGGTGTATATTCCTTGTACCCATGCGTTAATAGTTTTTGCTAGTAACGCAAAATCAAAATTCTCAAAAAATCCATTAATGCCGTTAGCAATCGACAAGCCAAAATTAGTCCAGTCGAATGTTGTACCGAATGAATTGAGAAAATGCAAAGCTGTGTTTAGTGAACCGGCTATTGTTGCACCCAAATCATAAAAGAGTCTTGGGCTGATTAAGCCGTTAAGAAAATCTGCAAGCCCTTTTCCAAAATTGTCAGCTTTCTGATAAATCTTCTTCCAATCAATGCTCTCCATAGCACTCGCAAGAGCGTCACCGATGTACTTTCCGAGTGAGTATAAATCCTTGATTGATGATTTGTATTTTTCGAGCAATCCATCGGTCTTTTTCAGCGAGCTATCAACACCACCTCCAGCTCCACCGCCACCGGAACCGCCACTGCCCGAACCGCCACCACTGCCACTATCGCTGTTATCGTCAAGTGCGTGTATCTCATCTATGCTAAGCAGTGTCTTTTTCAGTTTTTGAGCTTTCTTATTCGACTTATCGGCACTATCACCAATGTCTCCAACTCCGCCAGCTATGTCCTCCATGCCATCAACAGTAGCACCGCCACCGCTTATCTCGATAGTCCAACCGAAGATTGCTCCGAGTGCGTCAGCTACAGTTCTTGTGAAGCTGATAACCTTGAGCATTACTTTGCTTAAGGCTTGAACAAACGGCTTTAGAGCATTGATTATTACGCTACCTATGATACTGCCCCATGCTTGGAACTCTTGTTTAAGGACTCTTACACTGTTAGCCCAAGTGTTGGCAGTTTTAGCAAAATCGCCTTGCGCAGCTTGCGTGTTAGCCATGACATAATTATATCTTAGCAATACCTTTTCAGCTTGCGTCATTGACTTGATATTTGCGTCAAGTCCGTTTTTCATAGCCCATTCCGAAAGTGTGGCCTGTGTCAAATCAAGTCCGTATCTCCTTAATGGTGCGATTGTTCCCGAAAAAATGGATTGTAAGCTCTTTGCAACATCAGCTTGGTCTACATCGTAGAATGAAGCCATATCGCCAGCTAACCTTGTAAGATTAAGCGACATATCAGCCATACTGTCTGTAGTCTTGTATAGCGTGTTATTTTGACTCATAAGAGCTTTATTTGCCACTGCCGTACCATTTGCCACTTGCTCTGACGAAATACCTATAGAAGTACCCAGTGCTTGAAATCTACTTGCAATCTGCTTAACTGTCAGCTCGGACATTCCAAAGTCTTGAATTGATGTTTTTGTAAAATCATCAACCTTGCTTGCCATATCGCCAAACGTGGTATCTACTACGTTTTGAACCTCTGTTAATTGGCTCGCTAAATCAACTGCACCGCCTATTTTTCCGACAGCTCGCATGACCAACCAATAAGTTGCATAAAACTTACCGATAGTTGAAGCTAAGCCCCTGAATCCACTTCTTGTACTCTTAATTGACTTAGTTGTGTTTGAAAAGCCTGTTACAAGTGACCTGCTAGCCGAACCGACTTTTGAGCCTTGTTGCGACAGATTAGCAAGTGCATTAGTCATTTGAATAATGTTGTTGCTGACTCTCGGCGCGTTAGATAATGTTGTCATTACCTCTTTCAAGGCACCGCCAAGGTTCTTGATATTATCCGCAGCATACCCGGCTGATTTTGAACCGAGCTTTGAGATTGAGGCTGTTAGCTGTGTAATCTCTGCTGATTGCTTTGAGATACTCGCAAAGCCTGACAATTCTGTTGCCATGCTCTTTAAAGCACTTGCCGAGCTGACAAGTCTTGCAGTATCAAGGTTGCCGAGCTTTTCCATGTTAGTCGCAATCTTGCTAAAGGTACGAGTGTCAATACTGCTCACGCTTCTAAGTGATGTTGCAAGTTGAGACATTCCACTCGCAAAATTGCTTATGCTTGCACCATTGAGGGAATTGAGAGTACTTCCAAGCCCTTGCAACTTACTCTGCAAATTGCCTATGGCTTTAGTTGCTTGTTGCGCGTCCGACTTGATTTGAAGCTCAATGCTCTCTGCCATTTTCTCACCTCCCTGTAATAAAAAAGAGCTACCCTAAAGTAGCTCTCATGTATTTAGTCTTTGAGCAGATAGTATGTTGTAATCAATCCAACATAGCCATCTTGCTTAAGACCTCTATTCTTTTGAAATACCATGACGCATTTAGTGAGGTAATCCGTCCACTTGCCGTAATCAGTATCAAGTTTGTAGAAATGATACTTGTCATGCAGAGTTTTTCTCAGCCACTTAAATGCTGTCGGGCAGTTATGTCTCTGACCGCTCCACAAATTGTGATTTTTAGCAAATCTCTGTGAATTGGCTCCAAACTTGCCATCTTCTTTCAGTGCATCAGCTCCTTTGAGGTCGAAGCCTACATTCATAGCGTGCTGCCATTTTCTTACATTATCATTGTCGAGGTAATATTCCTCATTGCCTTTCCAAGCGTTATTCTTTACCGGAGTTACTATTGGTGTCGGAGTTGCTGTTGGTGCCGGATTATTCTCTATTCCGTCGCCCTTGTCAAGCTCAATATAGAATAAGTTAGCGTCAGTGCTGTTATTCAGACCGCTACAAGTAAACGCGCTTGAATACTGCCAGCCATACAGAGGATGTTGAATAACAGGCTTCTTTGCACTGTTAGGCTCATCACCTATAGACATTCCCTTAGTTGACGGATAACGTGCAATCCAAAATGGACAATTAATCTGATTTGCGTATGGTGCAATGTACTGATTGTAAAAGCTAAGCCCTGTGTATACACCAAAGTTAAGTCCAGCGCTCTTGATAACGCACTGATATGTGTTGATAATATCAATAAGCGTCTGTCCGAGTCCTTGCTGGCACTTGTCCTCAACATCCAACCAAACAAAGGTTTTTCTTCCGTTAAGTGTCTGAATGACCTTGTTTGCGTCTGTCTTTGCCTTGTCTACTGTTGTAGCGTATGAGTAGTTATAAACACCTTGTATTGGCATTCCTACATCAGTACAGCCTTTCCAGTTTTGCTCAAAGGTTTTATCCGGATTAAGGTCTTTGCGGATTATTTTAAGGATTGCAAATTGAACCCCAGCCCACTTAACCTTACTCCAATCAATATTTCCTTGATATGACGATACGTCAATTCCTTTATATGCCATATTTTCACCTCATTAATCAGGACTTTCAGGTAATCCCGACCGTCTTAATGCGTTAATTCGTTGCTTCATTTCGTAAACAGCAATTTCCTCGTTAGACTCCTTGTATTTAGGCTCGTTATCTTTTGAGTATTGCTCATTTAATGATTTCTCAATGTATTTTGCTCTTGCCTTGTTGCCGTTCAATGCCCTGTCGATAGCTGTAAGAGTTGCACTTAATCCGTATGTGCCCCACCAAGCCCACATGTTGGAGTCGGCTTCTCTTTGTGCAAGCATATAAGCCTTTGAATAAGGCTCTAAATCAGCCGGGCAAGACATGTCTATGTCCTCAACGCTAAATCCATAGCCTTTAGTTGCCAACAGCCAATATGGGCGGATTTCGTTGCAATATACTTCCCATGTAAGCTCTTTTACTTCTTGATTGGCTTCTTCTTGGCTGTCTGCACCTCTTTCGCCAGCATCTTCGATAAAAAACTGTTTTTCTCCATTTCCGCAGACAAGCCATTATAGAGTGATTGTAAATCTCCGCCCTCTTCATTCTCCGGGTCAAGGTAATCGTCAAGTAAATCGTATACCTTTACGAGCTGTTTCTCTTTTGCTTCTTTATCGTCAAAATCAAAGCCAAATTCGTCAGCATGAAATTTCTGTAAACCTACGAGCAAAAACTCCGGCAAAAATTCAAGCATGTTGTCAATGACTTCAAGCCCCTCACCCTGTTGCTCCATCCCTACGAGTCTTGGGATAATTTTATTCTTAACTACCGGTGCATATCCGAATTTAACTGTATACTCTTTTCCACTTAATTTAATTTTCATTTTATCTTTCCCTTTCTCCCTAATTTATATAGGGAAAGAGGCAGTATTAAAACTGCCTCAATTACCTTACTATATTGTTTCTTCAAGTTCGCTGTCAGCCGTGCTATCATCATAGCCAACCGCTACGGCTTTTTCCGATTGGCTCACCCTTTTTTTGTGAGTGTGATTGCTGTTGGATAGCCTTGGTCATCCTCTGTTACCGCAACATCGTAGTTATCCTCAATCCACTTAGGCACTGTCTGAACTGATACAGTCGCAGTTCCTGTTAAGTGGTCATCAGAAGCCTCACCTGGGGCGAATGATTCTTGTCCAATAAAAGCACAGATACCCTCTGAACCTTTTCCGTCTGTACCATAGAGAATAATGAAGTCGAGCTTCTTGCCCTCGTTAGTTACCATCTCGTCTTTGTACTTTTTCTCAAAAGCCCCCGCAACTTCCATGGAACCGGCTGAACGTCTGCCCATTTCCTGTGTCTCTACTAAATCCTCAAGAGTTGAAGTATCTACCATGTTCTGTGAACCGAATGGTGAGGGAATTGATTTTGCTCTAAGTAAGAGCTTGTAAGTTCCAGCCCAGTAATCGCCACTTGTGGCGGATGCGGTTGGTGTCTTGTAAGCAATTCTACTTTTTAAACCTGTTGCCATTTTTATTACCTCCTAATTTTTCATAAAAAAATAAGAGCTAAAAAGCTCTTATAATCTATCGTTCCAGTCAAATGACCGCCTAGCACGTAATGTTGCAGTCCATATTTTGCCGTTTTTTCTAGCGAATGGGGCTGGCACTAACTTGAATGACATGGCTTTGTATTCATTAGCCACTGTCTGCGCCACATCCAAAGCTTCTGAACGGCTTTTATTCGTTGTAACAATTACTTGTGCCGTAAATAACACTGTATTTATTCTTTCACACTCTAAATCTTCATTCTGTTCAATAGGTTCGAGTGCTTGAACTAGCACTGTTGGGAAACTTGCCGTTGCACTGTCCGACTGCTCCTCTTGCGTGAATTTTAGCTTGGGATATTTAGTTTTCAATTTTTTCTCACATCGGGTTTTCATAATCGCATATGTGAGGTTTTCGAGGTCATAAACCCATTGATTTTGACTTGCCACTTTATCTCACCTCAACTAAAATTTTTCCGTGCCGTTCTCATAATGTCATTTTCCATTTTTAAAAATGCGTGATACATCGGCATTGTAGGTGTAATGCCGTATGAATGGTGTAATTCTCCGCTTTCGTCTCTCCAATACCAACCCTCACTGTCAAATGCGTGTGTCTGCCCCGGAAAAGTTCCTTGACCGCCTCTTGCATCATTGAAGTGTGGTTTAGCTTTCCAGCCTGAGCCGTATTCAGCCATAAGCAAAGGCGATACATCAACCGTCTTAAGTCCATCTGCCGTCTGCCATGTGCTTTGTATCTGTCCTGTTTCGGTGGCAAGCACAATAGCCGTACAGCCGTCTATAGAATCTTTAATTTCGTAACTAAACGTGATATAGTGTCCGAAATTGCCTGTATTTGCTTGCGCTACGGCAATGCCATTGTCAGCAAGCTCTCCGACAAATGCTATGCACTTATCCTGTAGGCGGTCTTTGTATCTTTCAAGCTTGTCTATTGCATCTTGTATGGATTTTTCTGTCAGAGAAATGTCAATCTTCACAATTACACCTCTTTTACAACTGCTTTAAGCATGTATTTAACTGAATAGAGAGAGGGCTTGACTCCCACTATCGTAAAGTCTGCGGAAGTTGAATCAACTAATCCGTTTTCATCCTTTGTAGGCTCGCTATCAAGCCAAATAACGTCTCCCTTTTTAAAAGGGTATTCTCCTCTGTCTGTCAGCAAAACAGCGTCAAAATCAGCCGTATTAAAGCCATATTCCTTGTTCTGTGCTTCTCCACCGTCAAATGATATATTCGCCCGGAAATCAACCGGCTCCGAAAAGCCTGTTTCTTCGTGTGTGTAATATATTTTCTCTCCGTCCTCTGTTTCGTAAAACTTTAGATTTCCGTCCTCGTCTTTTTCATAGACTGTGACAGTTTGACCTTGAAGCGCGTATTTCATGGCCTGTTTATTAATGTCAAGCATTTTTCTTTATCTGCTTGTAAATCTGATTAACACCGGTACTTGCCATGCCTGACACAATGCCAACTGCTATTGCGTCAAGAATGTTGTCTGCTGGATAACCGGGAATCACAAACATTCCAACAACACCGAGTATTCCACCGGCTACACCTACGATAATAGGAATAATATTATCCTTAACCTGTGGTATCTGCTTTGAAGCATATCCGATTAAATAAGTAATCACCATAATGGCAACTACTGTAGGTACTTGTGTAAAGTCCATCAGTTTTTCCCTCCTTTGCCTAAATGGATTTCCTCAATCTCATTTTTCATTTTTGTTACCATGCCATTACCACCGAGTGCGTGGTATGCGTCATACATCTCGCAAAAATTCTGATACGCATATAATGGGATTTCACCAAGCTTCATGTACTTATCATGGTATTCGATAAGCTGTACTCGTAAAAGTAACATTGTACCTTTTCCGTTTGCTTGTCGTAGCTTCTTTTCCTCTTCAATGCGCTCATTTCTTTCTTTTGTGTCTATTACTTTTTGCTTTTTCTGCTCTTGTAAAAGCCAAACAATATAGCCCAAAAGTGCTGTCAGAACAATTGGTAAGGCAATAATGTATGTCTGATAGATTAAATTATTCATCTTACAGCCTTTCGTCTTTGGTAATTGGCACACCGCCCACCACCACTTAATGTGTACCGCCTGCTACCACTTTACCGACATCAGTAAAATGGTAACGCACAATCTTCTTTTTATAGCACTTTGACAAAAGGAAAAACTCCGACAAACAGCTTATCTCTGTCTTTCCATGTACGGCTCACTCCACCCTCACTCAATGCGCTCATGTAGTTCTCACCGGCTTGTGAATGGTCGTAGACAGCGAGATTGATAACGACATTCTCAAACTGCTTTAAATCGGCAGTTATATCATCATCAGTGAAAGTGTCCGGATAACACCTTTTTGCTTTTACATCTTCTGTGGCTTGCTTAATGAGCTGTTCAATGAGTGGGTTATCTTCCTTTTTATCGAATACAACCACATCAGATGTTGTATAATCGTCGTTTGTGACAGTTTCGATATGATATTGTTTAAGTCTGATTTTGACTTGCTCTAATGTGGTGTATTCCATGCCAAGCTCCTTATAATCCAAACTTTTCAATTAACAGTTTCTTCAAGTCACCGCCATTTATTTCTGTGGCATTTTCAATACCATTTTCGCTCGCAAGCTTCTTTAGGTCGGCTGTTGACATTCTGTTAATTTCTGTCTTTGTGTATGGTGTTTCAGGTGGGTTCATAAAATCAGAAGGCACCGAATTGCTATTACTTTCCGGTACCTCGTCTCCGACTTTATACCACACTCCATCATGCTTTATAGAGTGCGTTGCTATCATAAGCCTTAATCCTCCTTAACTTTGAGAACCATAACGCTATCCATACCCTCGAATGTAGGTAATCCAATCATAGATACGATACAGTGAGTATTGATAGGATGATTTGTAGCATATGTGTATACAGATACACCGGTCTCAACAAGTGAGAGGTTTCCGTCTGTGATACTTCCGCTTCTTTCCTCCGGTGTCTTACCGAATGTGTAATCGCCAAGGAATACTCCGGCAGACTGCGCAGATACAATGCCTGTTGGTACAAAGTACTGTGTCTGTCCTGACTCGTCAACATAGAGCTTATCGTACACTTCAATCTCGATACCATATCCTCTAAGGTATTCAGTAACCTGTCCTTGCTGTAATCTGATACCGCCATTGTAGGCTGTAATACCAAGTACCTGTTTCTTTGTGTCCTCTGCCTTAAGCACCATTTCCCAAGTCTCTGTATTCATGGTGAAACGTGTAAGCGAGTAACCTGTAGCCTTTGCAAAGTCTCTACGAGCTGTGATAAGGTCATCGAGTGGTGCACATGTGGTAGGCTTATCCCATGCGCTTGTGCCGGTAATTGACTTAAAGTGCTTTTCCTTATGTTCTGCGCCATTGTCGGCTGTGTAATCAACGACATAGTCCTTATCGCCAAGCACAACCTTTACCTTTGGTACACCATCTGTAGGTGCAAGCAACTGCCAAATCTGTCTCTCCGGTACAACTAATGCACCCTCAATTAACATCATTGGTTTCTTAGAGATTTCGCGTAATACGTTATTGGCAAGGCTAGAGTTTTCAGAAGTTCTGTAATTGTCGTACTCCTGTTCCTCTTTCTCTGTTACCATATATCCCTCACGATAAAATGGCATTGAGTTCTGAATGTCAGAGAAGCCTCCAACATCTCTTAACTCTGCCTGTGCATCAAAGTTTGAAGCTTTGAGCGATACCGGCAGTCCGTTCTTGCCCTTGATAAATCTAAGGTCGAGTGAATCCTGTTTACGTGTTCCGAATTTTTGTCTGCCAAGATAAGGGGCAGTTCCTAATGTCTTTTTGTAGTTATCCCACATTACACCGAGACTTCTCGCTGTAAATGCTTCTGCTAATGGTAATGCCATGTTTTTCTACCTCCTTTTAGACCTCACTTGCTACAATCTTTGGTGCGCCATAGAAAGTAACTCTAGGTGTTGCAGTTCTAGCTTCATCTGCGATTGAAAGTGACTTAACTTTCTCCCAATCAATAGTTCCCTGATATACATATGTTCCAGGTGCGTCACCCATTGTTACATCTACATCGTGTAACAGATAACCCTTGCACTCTGCATCATTGCTTGGGAATGGTGTACCGGCTGGTACAATCTTCATTCCGTTTATGTCTGCGCTTGTTGCCATAGTCTGTGGTACAAGGCACGCTGCACCCTCATAAGGGAAAAATTTTAAAATTCCTTTACCCTGTGTAAAGTCTCTTACGATTGGCTTTCCCATCGTTCTACCTCCTGCTTTAAATTACATAGCTGTTTTGACTCTCTGCACTTGCAACTGTACCGAATGAGATTTGTTCTGCATTGGCTACATCTGCTGGCTTTGAGTCGGGTTCATTATTGTTACCGCCATTGTTAGGATTAGGAGTATCTTTAAGTGCATTTTTCTCATACTCCGCTATCGCATTGGCTTTCATGTCAGAGATAATCTTGCCAAGTGATGTCGTGTCAAAAGAGCCATCCTCTTTTACTACTGTCTTTGCTTGTTCTGCAGTAATGCCAAAATCAGACATTGCACTCTCTCGTAAATCTCTGACAGCATTATCTTTCTGTAGCTTGGCAATCTGCTGATTGGCTGTCTCTAAGGCTTTGTTTGCCTTTTCAAGCTCCGTCATGTTGCCATTCTGTAGCTCATCAAGCTGTGTCTGTAGCTCGTCAGCTTTGTCGGCTTTAGCCTTGTACTGATTAGCTTTCTCTTTCTCTCTTGCCATTTCCTCACCGCTCTTGTTAAGCAGATTTGTTATCTGCTCATCCGTTGCGTCGGGAAAAAGCTTCAAAACATCATTTCTTGTCATTTCATTACCTCCGTAACTCACGCTTTTGTTATCGCTGGTCGCACCAGCCGAGTTTTTCTGTTGTTTAACGCACAACTGCAAATTTTGTATAAAAAATGAGCAACCGCACCGATTAAGATGTAGTCGCTCATTTAATATCAGTTATTGAATTATAGAAATTTTAAGCATAAAAATGCCCACTCCGTGGTTTGGAGTGGGTAATGTGAATAATTAACTATAGTATCCTTTTGCTTTTTACTAAGATAGGTAATCTCTGACCGGCCATATTATCACCTCCTTGTTTATACCGCCTTTCTAAATACCTCTCGTAACTAATAATGTTCCACCACTTAATCCTGACGGTAATCCTGTCAGCTTTCCTTCAGAAATACCAAGTGTGATGTTTGTTGCAGTTGGTGACCCGTAAAATGCTGATTTATAATAGTTTGTGCCATTGAAAGCATACATGGTTGTAGACGAACCACCCCACTGTGATTTTGTTGTAGCATAAGCGTAACCGTACGCTTTGATTACACCAGATGTTGTCTTAAAAGATACTGTTGGGTTTGATACGTCTACAAGATACGCTTCACAGTTGTTATTGCCACCTGATGCAGTTGCTTCATATGAGCCCGTCACACCAAGAATAGAAACACCTTTCTTGATATTGGAAGCAATAATCTTTGCCTGTTCTGACTCACTGATAGCAACTTTCCCTGACCCATTGTGATATCCTTGTGGGATTGTATAACTTTCCGATTTATTGCTGATAGATTTGTCGACTGCGCCATTGTTCAGCATAGAACCTGTCAGTTTTCCGTCTTTCCCATAGGAAGTTTTACCGGTTAAGATATCTGGTGCAGTAGCGGTAGCATCTGATGTATCTGTTCCTGAAGAAGTTCCTTCCTGAATCTTCACATAATAGTAACCATCTTTCAGCCCGTCATCGGGATAAGCACTTGAATTATCCGAAGAAACATATCCAATGAAGCTTCCTTTTCCTTCTGTATAGGTATCACCAATATCTAATCTGTAATAATTTTTCGTAAATCCGGATGGATATGAATATGTATTAGATAATTGATACACAGATTTAGGATGTGTTTCTGCACCTTTTCCTTTGATATAACTAAGTCCGTCACCTAATACAGCTTCTTTTCCTTTCAGCAGAAAATATCCATCATCTGTTGCAATATAGTAACCATATATAAAACCCGAATAATCAGACGGTGCTGTTGTTCCGAGATGTGTTCTTGTAATGTCCCACACCTTTCCAATATGTTTCTTCCAAATATATTCACCAGAGCCAACATCCTCAAGCGTACCAACAATTTTTGCACCAGTTTTATCGTGAGCAATTTCACCACTTATCAATTTGTCTGGTGTTACTGTATCTTCTGTCAAATCAAGTAATACCTTACCGGCATATTCCACTTTATTTACA